CTTCTTCCTGATAAGTTGAGACGTTTTTACGACTCTGCTCAGTCTTAAGCTGGCGTACAGTTTGTTCAACTGCTTGGTTCTTACCTTGTTTTACAAGGCTTTGACGATACTCATCAGGGTTAGATAATAACCAGAGAGCTTCAGCAATCAGCGGATAGTTAGGTTCAACAAACTGGTACTTCTCTAAAAGATGTCCCAAAAGATTGGTTGGACGCCCGCTGATAGATGGATATTGAGGCTGGACAAGACCACTATAAAGTTGGGCTTGTGTTTTCTTGTCAAGTTTTAGACCATTAATCTCAGCAGGACGAAGAGCTTCAAATACATTTTGCATGTAAGCCTGAGCAGCTTGTTCTTGTTGCTGCTGTCTTGCTTCTTGTTCAGCTAATTGAGCCTGAACAATTTCTTCTTGCATTTGGTCAAGCTTGGGCTTAAACTGTTTGGCTTTCTTTTCTAGTACTCCAAGATCCTTCCAAGTGTTTAGTTCTTCTTGAATCTCTTCTTCAGAACCAAAACCAGTTGCTTGTAGATAAGATCTTACAATACCTTCTTGGTCATTTTCATCTGCTGGGTTCATTGAACGAACCTGCTCAACTTGAGCCAAAGCTTGGAAAAGACCTTTTAGATCCTGACCACCGTCCATTACATATTTAGCTGCATACTGCAACTCATCAGGTAAAGACTCAAAGAACTCTTTTGGAGTCTTGGCTGCCACCTCTTGTTTAAGGTTATCTATATTAGCCTGCCAGAGCTCCTCTATATCTTTCTCTCCAAGACCACCTAGGTAGTCATCAAGAGATTGTTTACTTTCATCATAGTCATCAAAGGCAAACATTTCCTTTGACTCAATGCGTTTCTTTAAAAACTCAACTAGACCAGACTTTTCAGTTCTTGGACGACCACCTTTAGGTTTCTTTTCATCCTCTTCTTCTTGATCTAGCTCATCAAAGACATTTGTAGATGTTTCACGGGAAACTGGCACTTCTGTGTCCTTGTTTTCCGTGGAACCTTTTTCTTCAGTTTTAGATACCTCTTCAGGTTTGTCTTCTTGATCTATAAAACTGAGATCTACTTCTTTACTAGAAAAGATACTGGGTTTAGCCTCAGGCTTTTTTGCCTCATCGGCTGTTGGAGTTACAATGCTTTCAGCACCGGGGGCTCCAAGCCAGCTATCAATGTCTACGTCTACTTGCTGTACAGATGTCTGCACATTTGTTTGGTTTTCCATAAGTTGTATTGGTTTTTATGGGGTACTTCTACAATAATAATATACAACTTTAAACCCTAAAAATTTAAAAGTTGCTGAGTAGAAAGACCTGAAGTATGGATAATAGAGCTATAACTTATTTCCCTTTTGGAGAAACATCATACTTATTTTTGTTTTCTCTAGCTATCTCTAACTGTTTATTAGCTATTTCACGCTGAGTCTGTAACTTTTCTTTTTCTATTTGTAGCTTACTATTTCCTTGTTCTTTTTGAGTAAGTACTTGCTCTTTTTTAATATTCATCTGTTCTTGATAGCGTTCTTCACTTCTTATTTTATCTAGTGCATCTTGAAAGTCAGACTGTTCATTTTTATTTATGTCTGCCATAGATCCGTAGCCAGCTGCTCTAATTTCAGCTACTGTAATATCTTTCTGACGATCCATGTCAGCCTGCTGAGCTCTAAACTCAAGATCCATCTGTTTTTGACGCTCTTGGCTTTGAAGCATCTCCTGCTGCATTTGCTGTTGCTGCTGTAGTTCTGCCTGTTTTTGAGCCATACTCTTTTCTTCTGCAGCTTTAAGAACACCAGTAAGTTCAGCTATAGACTCAGATTTAATTACATTACCAAGATCGTAAATAGAAGCTCCGGTTGTATTATTGTTTAGAGCCAACTGCTTAAGCTGCTCCATAATAGCACGAGAGTTAGTCTTTGTAGTACAGAAAATATTCAAGTCTCTAAGTAAAAGTTCTGTACCATTTACTTCAAAGTTTACTTTCTCGTCTTTTGAAGTAATATAGGTAAGCCTTACACTAGGCTTCTTTGAATGATAATACTGAGCCAGATCGGTTCTCATCTGTTGAACCCTTGGCATAAGGTTGTCACTATGTTGAATAAAGTACTGCTCTGTCTGGGCGTAGCTGGCGTTCATAGCCTGCTCAATGCCAGTTGCAGTTTGCTGTTGAGCAATCTGCTGACCCATACGCTGAGGATTCAGACCAATTACTTCAAATGCCTGGTTCTTAAAATAACTTGCCAGATTAATCCTAGATAATAAACGATTAGTTTGCTCTAGATTCAAAACCTGATAATGCTGGAAATTCAGAGCATTCTCTGTATTGGTAATAGAAGTATCCAAAGGCAGCATCTGAAAGTTCTTCATTGCCACATAGGCTTTGGCCAGATTATTTTTACCCCAGTCTTCTCCGAGAGAGTGACGAGGCAAAGCGTTCTGGTCCAGCATGATAACCGTGCCTAGCTCATCAACTAAGATGTCAGCTATCTGGTTATTCACGATATTATAACCTATCTGGTATGGCTTCATCAGATCAACCAATGAAATACTGCGGGTGTTTCTATCACCAAATACAGCACCTTCCACCGGAAGTTTGCAGCCATAAAGTGTTGCATCTCCTTTAAACTGGAATGGGATACGACCAGGTTTGCCACCATTTAATCCTAAATAAATAGGATTAATACCACCTGGATTGTTCATACCCCAGAATGCTGGACGGTTAGGTCCAATCTTAATACCTCCCCATGTTTCGTTAATCCAGATCCAGTCAATGTGTTCTCCGTAGATTAAATTATCTTTTGACTTTTCTTTATAAATAGTTGTGTTATAAATAGGCTTATCTACAACCTTATAAATATCACTGACTATCTCTTGAATTACTTCTCCCTCATCTGTGATTTTAGTAAGATGTCCAACCTTTCGTTGAGACTTCCAATAAATAGTAGAAACTCTTAACATATGACTCTTTCCAAAGTCAACAGTATCTTCTGAGTCAGACAGTATCCATTCTACTATATCGCCTGTACCAAACTGGGCATCATACACAGAAGTAAATTGTCTATAAGCCAGGGATGGCATCTGAGTATTCCACTCATGAGAACGAGTTGGATCGTAATAAGTTCCATCATTTTGATAACCTTGTATTGCATAACCAGCAGAACGTACAGGATAGATAGCTTCTAAAGCTTCTAACTGATCCTGTGTCATCATCCATCCGTACTTATCAATTACGTCTGATACAGACATAAGATCCATCTTACCTACCCAATTACCCTGACTGATATATCGCACGTCTGGAGACTTATGATAGAAAGTCAAAAGAGGATTCCAAAGCTCTAGCTCATAATCATCTTCCATCATACGAAAATGCCAGAACTCGCGGTCTGTAATAAGCATATCACGGAAAGCACGCTCTTCAAGTTCTTGCATCTTAAATCTTTCTTCATCTACACTCATTTGATGTGTAGCCCACTCCTCAATCATTGATCTATAGTCTTTCCTAAAAAAAGACTCTATTTCTGGAAGCTTCTTAAGATTATCAGGACTATTTGCTTTTTGCATTTCTTCACTATCAAGCTCAATACCAGCTGATAGCATTTCTAGCATCATCTTACGCTCTGCATCTTCTAGCAATATGTTTTCAATCATAGACCTTTTTTCTTCCAACATCTCGTTGTAAGAAATATCGTCTACTGCTTTAAACATTATTCTTGAGCTTCGTTTAGAAAACTCATTGCATAACACATTGATTACATTTGGAATAATAGGATAAAACTTTAACTCAAGTGCTGATACATCCTCTTTGGTAAGAGTATCTATCAAATCTGCCATCTCGTTATCCTCTTCTACAATGTAGTCTGACTTATCTATAATACCTTTTGCAAGCTTGTAGTTCTTCATCAGCCTACGGGCATTACGCCTAAGCTGCTTCATTCCCTGAAACTCTAGCCAATCTAGGTTCCACGCTCTCCATTCTTCATCCTTTTCCTTCTCTAATAAAAACTGGATAGGCTGGGTAAGGGTACCCATCTTGTTATATTCGGCCTTCTTACCAGCCTTTAGATCTAGAGCATTATATATCTGCATGATAATTAATTAGTTACGTATTTATAGACTATTTCTACCCCATACGTATTGGTAGATTGAAACACTATTTGTTCAGGAAGTATGCTATAACTGATCATCTTATATTTTTAAAGGGGTTTCTGGGAGCTTTCATACCAGAACTAGCACCTTTAGAGCCACCTAAATGTCTAAAGGGGCTCCAATTTAATTTACTAAATTTCTGGGAGTTATCCAACTTTTGTTCTGTAACCTCTACACGTTTAGCCAACCCACGGTTAGATTGTTGGACCTTAGCAAACGCAACCAAGGAGCAAAAAGCTACCAGCCGGTCTACGTTTATTCCGTCCTGGTAAGCCTGCATCTCTTTTAGAAGCATGATATCAGGAATACGCTCTACTCCGTAGAAGGTCTTTACAATCTCTCCGTCAGCTTTGGTTTCATGGTCAAGTTCCTCTTTTAGAAACTCTATCCCGTAAGACAAGATCGTGCCCTTAAAAAGTGTACCCACGTTCTTCCACCCGTATTCTTGGAATACGTTCCGGTTAGCCCCGATGTCTTTTAGGAACAGGATCATATCCTTTGGTACCAGGTAACGCTGTTTCTTCTTACTAATCATGTACTGAATAAACAAGGCTACGTTGTTTTCCACTACGGTCCAGGCGTTGTACCACTCAATCATTAGCTCCAGACGTTCATGCGTCTTGTTCAGGTCATCAAACCTGCCACACCAAGAGGCTACAATCTTATCCCGCTCAATAGTGTTAGTAACCTTTCCGTTGCCCTCATCTTTTATAACTTCCACCGGGTTTTTGTAGATATAGATGGCACAAAGTGATTCAGAAGTTGTAGTCTTACCTTCTCCTACAGGGTCAACAGCGGCATAGTACATCCCAAACGTAGGATCTTTTACAGGTCTTTCATACACACAAATAACTCCTTCTTTGTCTTCTGTCTTTTTAGATATAGGAAACTCCATGATTGGAATCTTCCTTGAAGGCTTATCTATAATCTTACCTTCTGCGTTTCTAGAAAGATCTAAGTATTCTACTGAGTATTCTTTATCCTGAATACGTTGAATCTGTTTGGATACAAGGTGAGGAGGAAATACCGATTCTTTTCTTGTGGCAAAAGCTTCCTCTATGTTTGTTGGTTTCTGTGATATCCTTAACTGATACTGCTCAGGAGTAAGATCTCTCTTCCACCTTATCCTCTCTTCAACTATTGCGGCAAGAGCTTCTTCTACTTTAGAGTTACCATACTGATCTATAAATGGTGGCATGCTCCACTGCTCAGGAATAAATAATCCAGTCTTTCCTATAGTTCCTTCTTTGTCTATAAGATTTGAATCTACTGCATAGATATCATTAGCTTCTGGTTGAAGTACCATTAGCTTCAAAGGTTCACAGGCTTCTAAATCACCCACTGAGCCTGCAGCAATAAACATACCTGTAGTAATCATACCACTCTGCATGGCTGGTCTCATATACTCATAGGTCTGATCCATCTTTGGAGCAATACCAGCCTCCTCGTGAAAGAAGTAAGTACACGGACCACCGACACCATTTGTTGGGTCTTTTTCAAAAGAGGTTCCAGTAATAATAGATTTATTACCCTTGTAAGTATCTCGTCCACTAATACGAACCTTAATACGCTGCTGCCAGGAAAATACTTTATCTGGATCAGATGGTCTGTACCAAGCAGTATGCTCGTTTAGAAATGTACGGTATTCAGTAAGCATACGCCAAGTACCTTTCTCTGAAATATAATCTTTAAGACTTGCTCCCATCTTAAGAACGGCACCGTTCTCAAACCAGAACATGTTGATCAACTTAGCTGCATGGAAATACGATGAGGCTATCTGACGTTTCTTTAAAATAGCTGAGTGTTTGTAGTGCAGTTCTGCTAGCTGTTCATACAAAGCCATGTGATACTGAGCATCTCTGACTTTTGCAAAGTCAAAACGTTTTTCTTCCTTGTCGTAGATAGGAAGAAAATTCAGCCACATGTAATAATCCCGACTGATATACCATGCATTACCGTTATTTTTTACAATAATGCCTGACTTACACTTCATTTTCTGGTCATCCCAGTAATTAATAAAGTCTTTAGTTTTTACAGGGGCTGGGCAGTAAAAACCTTGTTGTTGGTATTTTCTAGCTTCAGCATTAAATATCTGACTGCTTTCATCAAAACCATATTGACCAGGCTCTTTAAATAACTTAACCAAATAGTCTCTGAACTCTTCTCTTGAGTAAAAAGTAGTTAGATCCCACTGCCCATTTTCATAGGTTGGTACTTCTATATATGGTTTATTTTTCTCCAACTAGCTTGCTTATTTTCTTTTTATCTCCACCTGTTTTGTGTAAGATTTCTATCAAAGTATCAATAGACTTACTTCTTAGAATACCAGGTTTAGTAGAGTCACTCCAGTAGTCATTATAAAGTTCTCTAGGAATAGCTGCCCAGTTTTTATTATGAGCATTGTAGTGAAACACATAGTTGTAAAGGGCATAGTCATTGTTTTCCATAAGAATTAATTTAATGTGGTTGCGGAGCCTAGAGTTGAACTAGGATTCCTGGGTTATGAGCCCAGTGTGCTACCGTTACACCACCCCGCGGTATTTTTGCTGTAAGGGGAGGATTTGAACCTCCAAGGATAAGAAACCCTATCCACCTCCGAGACAGGGAGGCACGTCTGCCAGTTCCGTCACCTTACAGTAGAAGTCCATGTAGGACCTATGATAGAAACTAGTTCTTCCTTGTTTTTAAATGGTACACGTTTATGTACACCAATAAAAGGAATCTTAGTTCCCTTCTCTAAAAGTTTATCATCATATATCAGACCTTTATCTACATAGTCTTTATGCCAAAGAACTTTAGGAGCATAAACACCAAGTATATAAAAGGTCTTTTCACAGTTATTATCCTTTGTTACAATAATCTGAGGATAACGAGCTTTCTTTTGTTTTACAGGATCAAGCTTCTCATATACTTGATCCGGTATAAAATCAAGCATTGGAGGATTAGCTACTCTATGCGTCTTTACTCCAATATGTAATCCTGCAGGTAATAAATCAGGGATATTCTTTTTTATATCATATGAAGTATCAGGATCTGTAAATTCTATACCTAAAAACTTCTCTACAGCTCTTTGCCCCATGTGCCCATTAGTACTTCTTTTCTCTAAGTAGTTGTCATCAATAATGTACTGAGGACCTGCGTCTCGTTTTTTATCTGACCAGTCTACAGAATATTCTTTTCTATAGTTATACTCCTCATCGGTTAGTACAACTTTATATGAGTCAGAAAGAACAGACTCTATTCTTTTATTATATTCTCTTATAGATACTATTGTCATTGGTCGTATGCTAAGTTTTGTCCTCCTCTTACTTGAGACTGCTGCTCTTCTTCCAGATCTCGTAGCGTACCTTTAAAACTTTGCCGGATAGCCTCAAACTTCGCGGCTGCATTAACAAGTGCTGTAATGTTACCGTCTCTACCGTGCTCAATCTCCGTGGTCTCCATATACTTCGCAAGCCTATCCAACATTGTCTTAATACCCATGTACGCTCTGTACGTGGGAGTTTGGTATAGTTTCTCACACATTCTAAGACCAACGACAATAAGGTCATCATCAGTGGAAAAGTCAGCATCAATCTCTTGAAGAATAATCTCTTCTTTCTCAGCTTCGGGTACATCAAAGAAGGGGTTTAGATCAGGGTTAGGGCAGGTCATGTAAAACAGATACGCATATATCCGCAAATGTTCATCTGGATATGAGTCCATAATATTTTTAAGAAACTTAAGAGTATAGCAGTGTTCACTTGCTGTTACCTTTCCGTTCTGTATATCAAATAATCTTATCATAATATTTTATTTACCAGGGTCTACCTGCTCTTGTCATAAGTTCAAGCCGGTATTCTTCTAGCCATTTTAAAAACTTTATAAACTTTTTCATTGTGGTATTAAATTTTCTCCTGCTGTTGGATTTCCGTAAACTTTTATATCATTTTGGTCTACTGTTCTTAGTTCTCCCGTGTGATAAAAGCGTACAATAAACTGAGGATTGCTATGTATAGATCCTGCAATCATAAACAAAGCCACGCCATGACCAAGCTCACGAACTTCTACATCAAAAGGATTAAGTATTTCATGGATGGTTTGTACAATCATTGTTTAGCTTTTAACTTGTGACGATTATCTTCTAACCAATGCAGTAGTGAAATAACTTCTTGTTTTAAATAAGGCAGATCATACTGTACAATATCTTTTACTATGGGATCACCATTACTGTCAAGAGCAGTTATGGGATTACCAAACTTATCTTTATCAACTTCTTCAAACATGATGTGATGTATTGTCAAGCTTCCAAACTTTAATTTTGGATTATGCTTTAGTATCATGAACATGTAAGTACTAAGCTGTAAAGCGTAATGATTAAGATTACAATCATCAAGGTGGCTAATAGGAGGAAACATTTTTTGTGTTATACCTTCCCAGTTTGTGTATCCTTCTACTTTAATTTCTTTGTTGGTCTTGTAGTCTGTAATATGTACTTCTCCATTGACTACTTCTACTAGATCTGACTGGCCACAAATACCAGCAGACTTTAAATAAACCATATGCTCGGGATAGACTCCACTAGAAAGCTTCTGGTTTGGAGAATACTTAACTCCGTCTTTTTCTATGGGTTTTATAACAGGTATAACTACACCATGGCGTTCCATGGATTCTACTTCACATATATCTTTTTCTCTGCAGTTGTGATACCAGGTACCAAGACTTGTGGCTCTGTTTGCTTCTGACTTCCAGGCATCCTTGATTGCCTCAGGAGTCATACCATACCACTTTGATTTTTTACTCTTACTTGATTTTTCTGCTATCTTATCTGCTTCAAAAGGCTGTTTAAAGTTTGATATAAAAGACGTTACACTTAACCAGTCAATATCGTCTGGTTCTATGCTGCTGTACTTGTGATGTTGAGGGGTGAATGTTATTATCATGGGTGAATCCAATTGGGTTATTCATAGGGGTTGTAGATATTGCTTGAAGTACTTCTTGAGGACTATGAAAGGTTGCGTAGAACCTTCCGGAGAATTTGTCAAACACTACGGATCTGTGTTTGCTAATCTTATTTTTACTATTGACGTACTCTTCTATAGAACTAATACATTCTTTCTTAAACCATTTCTTTACCTTAATCTGTTTGACAAGAACTTCTTTCTTTTCTGGAAATAAATCCCCGCCTTCCATCTTTTGATAGATAGTCTTGGTCTTGTAGATTGAATGAACCACTTCTAGTTGTATAGAATCATGCGGAATCAAATGCCTAACTTACTTTTTAAAAAATCTTCTTCAGCCTGAGTTATTTCAGCTTTCCATTTACCTAAAGGACAATCTGAAGAAAGTGATCTGGTTTTAAATGCAAGAGAGCAGCCACATCCTCCTTTTGTCTGATCACAACATGGAGTTGTTCCTGCAACAACACAACCAGCATCTTTTTCTGTAAACAAATCACATTGCCGGCAGATGCTCATTCTTTCTTTAGCAATCTGCTCTACATCCTCTTTCTTAAAGATTGAGTTTGTGATACCTTCAAGTATCTGACCCTTGTTCTTCCAGATTCTGATCACGTTCTCTTTTAGACTCATAGCTTGTTCGTTTATGCATTTTTATAAACTCAGCTCTCTGTTGCTCTTCCTCCATTATTTTTTTAAGATTCCTTAGATCATAAAGCGTTTCTGCTGTTTTATAACGAGCAGTCATTTGCTGAAGACCTTTTTGCTTGTTGTTCTCTTCAAACTTCTCAAGCATTTGTATCTTATCATCCAGCTTCCAATGCTTTGTCACAAAATCACCAAGATTTGTGATGTGCACTCTGGAATGTTTAAGGGCACTAAGACTTTTCCTTACTTCTTGCCAGTAGTATGACACAATAGTTTCAACAGCATCTGGACTCAAGCCCGTCTGCTGTGCCACTTCAGGTATAAACTCTTTAGCTTTCCTGGGTCGCAACGCAGAGGAATTTAAAATCCAATAAAATGTTTCCTCGTGAGCTGACTTTCATATCAGGATTGATATATATCTTCTTCTTGTTCTTTCCTTCTTTCTTAATCAAGTTTTTCTTTTCAGCTTTTGTAAGACAGTTTCTTACAGATTGAGTAGAAGAAAATATCTTCTTCTCAAAAGCCTTGCTACAAAAACTTGTAAGTTCTTGATCTCCTTCTATGGCAAGAAGAGTAAGACAGTTCAGATCTGCTTCACTAACTGGTATGTCATACAGGTAACAGTGCGTAAGAATCTGATACTTGACAGCTTGCCAAGTATTCATTCTTACTCTTTTTTCCACCTGATTAACTAATGCCATTACAGTTCTATTTTAAAACTCATATAATCTTCCCCGGTGTTATGCCAGTTTTTATGTAGAAGCACGGGGACTGCTCCTAGGTTTTCAAAGATGTGCCAAGATGCTCCTTTTCTTGCTTCACCAGTTACGTACTCTTTTTTCATGTCCTTTGCATATTCAAGGACAGTAGATATTAGATCGTATCCTAAACCTTGACCTCGGTGATGAGGATGAACAGTAAAGCTATCAACATGAATCACGTTATCTGAACTCCACGTCATGATAGCTTCTGCCACTAAATACTTTTTATCTTTGAACCAGATGCCTTGACACTCTTTACTTTCATTGAGCATGTATAGCTTATACCGCTCATCCCATCTTAGTTCTTTAGGATGCTCACGTTCAAACACCATCGTTTCACGGTAGTCTCTGAGCTTATAGAGCGTGGTCATTACTTTTCTTTTTTCAGACTCCGGACTTTGGGCTCATCAGACTCTTCTTCTTGCTGCTGTGGATTAGTAATTTGTGCTATAAAAGCAAGTGCTTTGAGCTCTTCTGCTCTGGCTACTGCAAGTGCAGTATTCATTTCTTGAAGTTCAAGCTGTACTTTCTTTACCTCAATTTGTTCTTGAAAGAAAGAAATAACCTCTTCTTTGGTTGGAGCTTTTTGCTCTTCTTGGGTTGTGGTGTTTTCTGTGCTCATTTAGGGTTGGTTTTAAAAATTAAGATCCTCAGACTTTCCTGGATCAGGGTCTGCGTTATATAACTGAAAGATTGTTTGAAACTCTGTATAAGGTGTATCTATGATATAAGTATCCCCGTGATCAGTAAAGACAGTAGTGCATCCACTAACAATCTCTTCCTCATCATCAGTAGTAAGTTTACAGGCAATAACAATATCTAGATGAAATGCAAAGGGTAACCATTTACCCTTATCCTGGATTCCCATAAGGTCTGCCTTGTCCAGGTCCATAGTATGGCAGTGGATGTTACAGGTGTGTATCATAAGGTCGGTTTTTGATTAGGTCTACACTATAATATACCTAAAAAGTTTAAACTCTCCAAATTTACTTCATAGTTCTACATATTAGTTACTGACTTTTCAACAGATGTGAAAAAGCGACAAAGATAACGCAGTAAGAGGTGGTTTAGTTTGTGCAGTGCCTTAACTACAAGTTACCGTTTAGTAACAAATAATGTAGAAGTTGGTGAATCACTAAATTTCATACTTATTGTAGAGCATAAATGCCTCACGAAAAAACTGTATAGAGTCCTCTACATACTTAAGAACTAAGAGTCCGTTATTAGACAGTTTGTAGGTAACTCTTGGGGGTATCTCGTTATAAGACGTTCTAACTAGTAAATGCTGGGCTTCTAGCTTCTTTAATGCCTGGGTTAATACTTTGGCTGAGCAGCCGGGTAGGTTATCATGGATCTCATTAAATCTAAGGGGATCCCCGTCTCCAAGGGTAATAATACACTCTATGCCCCACTTATTGTGCAGGATAGATCTTTTAAATTTTATTATATCATGTATTTCCTTGGTTATCATTTAGAACGGACCCAAGGTAATCTTATACAGACAGAGTACCCATGATTACTTTCAGGTAACTAAGTGACCAAATAGTACCTAATACAGTAAATAGTACCCCCGGGTACTTTCTAGTTAAACTATACCCCCGCCTCCTAACTGCTTAACTGACTTAACTAGCCTAACTACGGTACCCTAAATCTTGTATACAGGAGGGGGTGATGGCCCGCCCATACAAACTACCCCACCAATAAATTGGGCCGGGGTAACCCCCGTAAAACCCAATTCATTGGCCATGAACTCGTTACACAAACTCGTTCAAGCCAAGCTTGACTCAGCCGTAAACGGACTGACTTTCAAGCTTGCAGATTTGGAGATCGGAGATCCTTCCAAATCCGGAAATATTGGTTTCCGTGTCACATGTGACAACGGCAAACAAATTTCCTTCTGGTCTTCCACTATGGAAGACGTTGTGGAAGAAACCTCTGAAGGTGTCTTCCGCGTCAGGCCGAAAGTCCGCATAGCGGAAACGGCTGACGAGTTCGGCTATCACGGGTTGATACCCGCGGATGCCGAACAGGGCGGATACTGGAAGAAATAATCTTCCGTATCCACCCAAAGGGGACAAGTGTCCCCTTTTTTTTGCGTATCCTTTTCAATCCCATTTACTCAGGTCTTAGCATTTACAGCCTGGTAGGGATTGATTATATACCGTAGGAGTTAATCACTCTAAAAATATGCTGGTCTTCACCGCCAGTGGAACTGTTGTACTCGTCACAGGCATAGCTGCTCTGATGAGTTTAGCAGAAGACTTACGTAGTGCGTAAGGTCTTAACCGGTTCTAACAGCGTTATCCGGAATCCCTAGGAATAAAACGCTGATTCACAAGTACTTGTGTGACTGTTTGTCTGTGGTAGTCAAGCAGTCACACCTTTCTCTATCTTTTTCTACCACCTATTCCGTAGAACTTTTGGCCGCGGATAAGATGGCTATAACCCTGGAGACTAGGCTATTGAGGATCTACAGTTAACACTCATATTGTCTGATGTATCAGAAGTGTTCTGCCCTTTACCTAGTCTTACGGTTATATATGGGGTTTACCATTAAACAGCTATGTATGGGCAGGAGCTGTACCAAACTACCTAGAATTGTGTTGACTAGGTAGGCCTTACAGACACAGCGGTCTAGCATATACCGCAGACATATATGCTACTATTTAGGGTTATTGGTAAGCCTTTGAAACCATTCAGTTCTTTCAGTGTCCTGCAAAATAGAATACACTGAGTTTATGTCTTTAACCTAAGTTCCCTGTAAAGGGTTGCTGGGCTTGTAGGTCATCCAGCGTAATGCAAAACAGCCTTCTGATGATACTAAGACGTATCTACCCTAGAAGCGGGGTAAAAAGAGTGGATATAATGCGAAGTGAAACCACTCTTTCTTCTTTGTAACCAATACCTAATCATATGGCTCTGTATAAGAATCAAGGTGACCCAGCACTCACCTTAGCCGAAGAATGTGCTGAAGTAATTCAGGTGATTACCAAGCTATACCGTTTTAACGGTTCTTGGAATGAGATACCACCCGGCAAAGATTACACACGGTGGCAGGAACTTAAGTCTGAGATGTCAGATCTTATTGACGCCTGGTCTCACCTCTACTCTCTTGTAGAAGCTGATGATGATACTGAATAGTATCTCTACAGATACCCTAACATACCAGTACTATATAGTATTACTATGTTATAGGTATCACTGGAGATACCTGATAATATTGGTGAACCTGGCTGGCTTAGGCCACTGGGTTCACTTACGTTGCTTCTCGTGTCACAGAAGGCTTGGTTGACGAACCGAGCGTTGTATATGGGGCACTAACCCGTTAAGTTGATGGGGGCAATAGACAGCACGTGCGTCTATGTAGGCTGATATACCTGAATGTATATCCGCTATGGGTGAGTTGGCTTCGGTCTTCTCTTTGCGAGTGAGAACCATAGTGCAAAGCACACAATGTCAAACCTTCAGAGTTTAAATACTCACGGTGTGTGCGTTAAGCTGACTTGATCAGCTACCAATTGACACGGCCGCTTATGGTCGTTAGGATAAACCTGGTGACAGGTATAAAAGGTGTGTCTTAACAAGAGCACATCTACGGTAGTAATACCGGCCGAGTAAGCAAACGGGTAACAGTTGCAGTGGGGAAACCCCTGAGTAACTACAGTGTCAGCATACACTGTTGAGCGGGAAACCGCAATAGGATGAAACCTGTAGGATACATGTGGAAGGTCTTTACCAAGAGACTTACTGCGTTATCCAGTATACTTAAGGCCTGGTAACAGGGTCTTGAATATACCGTGGGCTGGTAACCTGCACTGGGGCGTTATAGTACGCATTCCTCAAAAGGGAGTGAGCTATACTCTAACGGCACGTCCTGGATTATGCTATTGTTATTTAATACTAATTAATTAACGCAACAGTCTGTTAGTTCTCTGGGTCAAAGTACCTTATCTGTCTGTAATATGACAGCACAGCCAGTACCGCAAGGAACGCTGTGAGATAGAGAAAGTATATCTAAGTAGCTGCAGGGATGTAGCTTAGGACCATCCAGTCCGCTTGGTAGAAATCAAAGTCTATGTAACCCGCGAGAAAGATCCCTCAGGAGTGAGGTTAAACACTGGTACTGCTATCTACGATGGAGTAATCCACCGTGTGTATAAGTAGAGGTAACTCTATGAAAACGATAGTATCTGTAGGTCAACACTCAGCCTGTCAGAATCTTAATGCACCATCCTAGCTTCCCAAGGGCTAGCAGTTGTAAGAATCCAAGCGTATAGTTAATTCTATGGGCGGGCCTTACAACTGAGTGCAGAGGGAGAAAAATATTTTTTAACCAACCTCAAACAAAATGAAGTACTTATTAAAAATCTTAGGATTAAGTCTTCTTGCAATCCCATTCTTGTTATGGGAAGTTCTTGTATCTGTATGGACATTTCGTACTGATGGCTTGAAAAAACAATGGTCTGACATTTACGACACATTAGAATCTGATTACCGCAGAGCTTTTCCTTACAAACCAAATCGTTCACAAAAAAGAAACGCATTATGAAAGGAACAATTCTTATGCTTGGCTTTCTAGGTACATTACTAATTACCTGGTTATGCTTATCTACACTTACATATTTATGCATGGAATCAGGGACTTTCCGAGAGGCCGCCACTAGCGGTGGTATAGGCTTTTTTATGGTAGTTCTTGGTTGGATTCCATCTTTAGTTGTATGTATAGATCTAGAAGAAAAATTATCTAAAGCTTGAATGGTTGGTTAAGCCCCGTAAGTCATTGACCCAAGGGGCTAACCACTTTATTTATTAAAATTTTAAAATCCTTTTATGGAACCTACTCTTAAACTTTTAAAAAACTCTAGTTTTATTTTAGGACTAGTTTGTCTTATTTATGCAGTGTACGCTTTAATATCAGTTAGTGTTGTTGGTAATCACACAATAACTATTCAGCTTACTGATAAAGACTTCGTTAATGCATTTTTTATGGGTACTGGTATTGTAAGCTTTGGTTTTTACTTAGATGTTAGAACAGATCCTTTCTATAAACGTCCTTCTTTTAAAAAGGATGGAGTATATAAAATGGCAGTAATGCTGTCTGTTTGTATACTAAGTTTTATAGGAGTTATTGTGTTTCAATATTTGCCTTAGTTTAAGTTCTCACTGGGGGTATGTCTTAATAACATATTATTAATTTAAAACTATATCTCTATGTTATACATGCCTCCAGTGATATTTGATAATTAAAATAGTACCATATGAAAACTCTACTGTTTTTATTTATTATTCATCTTTTTCACATAGATTCTAAGTCAGTTATATACATACAACCTATAGATAATGTAGACAAAGCTTACATAAATACGATCAAGTCTTCATTAGAATCTTTTTATAGTATCAGATGTATAGTTAATACGCCTATAAGTGGAACTAAAGATATACATGCTAAAATAAGAAGTAGTAGATATGATGCTCAAAAAATGCTTGATAAGTATGAAACATCTAATCATACGATACTTATTACTGAAAAAGATGTTTGCTATACTAAAACACCCGGTCAACCTGAGTGGGGAATATTTGGGCTTGCAAAACGCAATAGTAACATATGCGTTGTATCTGTTTATAGATTAAAAGGCTTTTCTAAAAAACTAGTTCTTGAGCGTATTAATAAAGTTTCAATACATGAAGTAGGTCACAACTTTGGTCTTGATCATTGTACTAATGACTCTAAATGCTTAATGAGTTCTGCAAAAGGTACAATCAAACAAGTTGATCAAGAAGGTACCTACTTCTGCAACATATGTAGATCTAAACTTATTAATAAACGTTTATAATTATAAGTCATGAAAGAAAATCAACGTCAGCAAAATGAAACTGCTGCAAAATATCTTCTTATCACTATTGTATTTCTAGCACTTCTTGCTGGTTTATGTAGTTGTAGCACACAAGGCTACGGATGCAAAGGAAGAAGCAAGCTGATTACAAGAGTACCTCAGTAATATGGTGTTGGTTTAATGGTTATTACCCGGTGGCTTCGGCTACCGGGTTTTTTATTAATTAATAATAAATCCTATATGGAAAAAACGATTGCTATACAAGAAATTAATCAAGAAGTAAAAGACTTCTTAGCTATGCCACAGTCCATAGCAAAAAATATACTCTATCACCGACAGTTTCAAGGTAACCACTTTCCATGTGGAAACATATTAATCCGTGAAGACGGAACAGTACACTATTCATATACAGTGTACAAAATAAGTCGGGGTAAAGAATATTTTATGAAGAAGAACAGTCATTATGGTTTTACCGTAGATCCAAAAGGTAAAATGAATGTTTGGTTTGGTGGTAAACTTCACACTATACCATACTTGCACGATGTTCTTTCTAAGCTAGGTAAAGAATGGGTTAAGGAAAAGTATCTGCAGTTTATTACTAACTCTATTATGGGTAAAATAATTGTAGGAAAGATTACTAATCCGCATGATTTGTTTACTACCATTCTTAAACTATACAGAGTTAAAAATGCTTCTGCTAACTATCTTAAACATGCTGTAGAAAATAATGTAACTAAAACTCAGTTGCTAGAAGGTATATCTGTTGCAAAGAACTTGGATCACTATTTAGATTTTGTTCAAAGTACTGCTGATAGTTTTTCTCAGCATGGTTCAATAAATGATCTAATGCAGCAAGCTCTTATACTTGATCGTAAAATTGATTTTAACTGGTCTGTAAGACGTATGGAAGAAGAGCACAAGAAATGGACAGAAGAACTAATGGAATTAGAATCTGATAGTATGTCTAGAGAACCTCTTAACTGGTTAAAGAAATTTCAAAAGTATAATGACAATAGGTATACACTTCTTGATAATCAATATGATGTATTCAAAGAAGGTAAAGTGATGAAGCACTGTGTTTATACGAACTATTGGAATGCTATAAAGTATGAAAACTTTGTAGTCTTTCATGTTAATGATGGCTCTACATACGGTCTTACTCTTGGTTTAGCTTATGATAAAACTACAGGTCTACATTTCAATCAGCTAATGGGTAAGTTCAATCAACGTCCTGATTCTAGCATTTTACATGAAGTAAAGCAATGGTTAAATGATATAAATAATTATCCTAAAACTGTAAAAAACATTACACATGCAGAAATTTTTTGTGACACTTGAAGGCAGTGACCCCTGCCCAGTGTCAATACGCAAAAGAAAGTATAATAACGGAAGACCTTCTCTTGAACTGCTATATGCAGATGAGAACTCTGAAGATTATGGCTTTCCTTACGCTATAGCAAGCGTAAATCTTCCAGATGTATTATTAGATGAGGATGAAATTCTAATAAAAGATTACTCTGAAAATGAAGGTATGCTCAACTTTTTAACTGAGAATAATATAGTATACCCAACAAACCGAGGTGTTCAATCAGGGTTTGTATGGATACCAGTATGTATTCTTAGACCAGAGAGTGAGTGGGGAATTGGTCATGAGCTAAATCCTCCTCCTGTTCAGATTGATATAACAACTGGAAGAAAAATGTGGGTTATAAAGGGAGCTGAAGTATGGGCTGAAAACTATGAGAGAGCAATTGAAATCATGGAACTCATGGAATCTTAATTTATCCTTATATGAAAACACTACTTACTTGGCTCGGTATATCCAAAGCCTCCTGTGAAAACCAAAAGCTGTGTATCAGCACGTTTAAATCCACCTATCCCGAAAACCCACCACCATACTCAGAATGGTGTAAAGAGTTTCGGGTAAGCATGATGCATGGTAAACTATCTGTGCACATGTGACCTTTATTAAAGGACTTAGACCCGTTGGACTTCATTCAATGGGCAGTTTACGGTAAGCTTTAAACCGTAACTTTTCTAACCCAATATTCATTCTATGCCTTACTCACATAAAACTGATTATACTCAGTCAATAAACAAACGTGCAGTACAAGCCAGCATATACGAAAAGCTTAAATGGAATAAACTAAACAAGGTTGTAGGTCTTGGAGGACCAAACATCACTGATTATCTACTTTTATTACGGTCATATAAAGTTAAAAGTGCAGAGATATATGAATACGATATGTCTAAGCTTACTTTGCAACTAGATCACTATATGCCTGTAATAGATAGTGAAATAAGATACTCAGATGTTTATCATGCCACCGCTAATCAACCAAATACTTTTTACGATCTTGACTTCTGCTGCAGTATTAATAACGCACGCTTACATATACCTAAGTTTACTAAGAATGTATGTTTTACATTATCTATAAGACCAATTGGCCTTGATAAAACTATAAAACAGTTTGCCAAACTAATAGATAATACTCTGCATCCTGAACTTAAACTTATGTATAGTCACTGTGACAAGTATTCAAAGTACAAATCCTATGTTCTTAAAACAGTAACAAAGGAATACCAGTGTTATATATACAAAGACACTGTGCCAATGATTAGTATTACTGATCAAACCAATTTTTAAAAAATAAAATCCAATCCAAATGAAAAAAGCTAAAAGAACAATCCGCTTTTATTCTGAATCAGAGTACAACACTCTGAAACCTGCTATTCAAGGTCAAATTAAACTTACTCAAGACTATCTTGAAAAAACTGCTAAAGAACTTAACAGAACTGTTGGTAGTTTAAGACAGTATGTATACGATCAAAGATCTAAACTTGGAAAAACAGTAAGTAATCCAACTACTGATTCTAATTACAAAAGCTCAACTTTTAGAAAAGGTGAGTTTATTATCCCTATTAATAACTGGGAGATTAGAAAAGTAAACGGTGTTACTAATCTTGTACTTAAGTTTGGTAAACATAATTAAACTCGGTGAGGCTAGCACAAGCTAGCGTGGGCACGCTCTTACCCTAACCCTGGTACTAGGATACTGATCAACCATGAGCTGATACAGGAGGAAAAAGCTACCGCATTTACTGTGTACGTAGTAACGCCTGTCGTAAAGGGGGCAACAAACGCTTGTATACTGCATTGAACTAGGTTCATGTTAGCCAGAATACGCCAAGCAAGTAGTTATACAATACTGAACCTGGCAGCTTAGCTGCTCAGATGTAGGAAACTCAGCACAGCCGGTACGTCAAGCCGGCTCTTTTTACTATTTAACTAATGAGGATTAGGGTTGGTAAGTACCGGGGGTCCCCTAGTGGGACTTTCCTGGTACATTTATTTGTAGAAGTCAAAAAAGTTCTCTAATATTGTTCTACAATATGATATATCAGAACAGTAGATTAAAAGGTGGGTTTGGTCAGTGCACCAGTACTGTAATGAGAGATCCTAATTTAAAAATACGTGATAAGGCTGTGTATGCTTATCTGTGCACTTTTGCTGATAGTATAAATAACCAATTAACTGTCAGTGTTTTAAAGATGGCTTCAGAATTAAACATCACACCTATTACTGTTAAACGTTCTTTGAAAGAACTAGAAACTAAACAGATCATATCACGAATTAATCGTGGACGTGGTTTAAGTAAGGTTACTGTTGTTCTAAAATAAATTGGCTGATTAGATAACCACAGCTAAGACTTAGTTTGGGTTTGACCAAACTCAAACAAAACCTAAACGAGCTGGCCTATATGCACGTGCTCCCCATGGTCTAAGTCTTTTCTATGTACCATCAAAGTAGGCTTTATTGACTGAAACCAAGGTATAGTGTCTATCTAATAGCCAAACTTTTTGTCTGATCATAATAACGTCATATAAGACAAGTGGCCTTTGGCCAGCATTGACCTGTTATGGTAGTCAATAATCAAAAAGTCTGATCTGAGGAGCCTATCTAAGATAACCTCCTGTGACCGCGAAGTCGTTACTCAATCAGTACTGTAAAGTTAAGAGTATACCGTAGATAAAACCGCTACTACATACTCCTTGGTATTAAGGTGAAGAACCCCAAAAACCATGTAACCGGTTCACGAGCATTGTTTAACCTAGTAGCCTGTCTGATGGCAACCTTCAAAGGTAGTCCCTCAGATAGACTTTAAAAACTTTTAATGAACAGTCTAGCTAATAGACTTTAACTAGATGCCGTCATACCGTATCTGTGGCGTCAATTCAGATGGGATCTGGTATGCATCACAAGTATACCACCTTTTTAAACTCTCTATATGAAATTACAAGTATCTAAAAACTATAACAGCACTTATATCACACCTACTTTACGTGTTATGCACGATAGATTTTTTGAAGGTGACTTATGCATGCTGTCTATAGAAATAGTGTGGCTTAGATGGAGTATAGATTTTGTGATTATTGACAGGTAATAAATTTATTACCTAGTAAAAGATACGATCCGGATATGCTACCGGATAGTCTGGATCTAGACGATGAGAAGTATGCTAGCTGCATATATGGTCAAGTGGCGGTTACTTAGTAACAGCAGGTTGGTAACCTGGGGTCAAACTAAAATACTTATTCCTAACCCACCTTAGAAAAAATAGCAGTGGAGGAAAGTCAGCCTCCTGTGGGGACAGCCAAAACACTTGTAAGCTGGATAAAATAAGAGTGTTAAATAAAGATGATAGGTATATCAAGAGGTTCAAGTCCTCTCATCTTTACTGCCTTAATGGCAAGCAAGCAATCGTTACCGGGGTGTTTCTACACCCTGGTTTTATTTTAAAATCCTATACCTATGAATAACCAAGGTAGACGTCCTGATCAACAGGAAACAAATGAGACTATTGCGTTTATATCAATGCTTGGTCTTGTTATTACAATAATCATACTAATAGTAATTAGCTTATGAATCTATGTCCCGTATGTAACCATCCATACATTCCAGTAGATGTTCACGGACACATACAATGTAGTGTTTGTAAGAACAATATCCAACCCTGCTGTCAAGGTGAAACTTGCAGTACAGAACAAATCAGTACAGATGAAACAGTATCATCAACTACCAGTACCTGATGACTCAGCCTGGGGCAGAAACAAATGGCTCGGATACGTGCCAATCTTTATTAAACAGTTCTTTCAGGGACTGTACAATATTATTAGATGGATGCCAACTATCTACCGGGACCGTCATTGGGACCACAGTTTTATTACCGACCTATTACAGAAGAAGTTAGAGTTTATGAGAGAAGAACTCGTAACAGCTAACCGGTTTGTTGGCGTAGAAGCTGTAAATAAAGACATTACTCTAGCACTTAATCTGCTAGAGCGTATAAAGCAGAGCTATTACGAACTTGAAATGTATGATTATCTAAAGAAATCATATGAGTTCGTACCGGCTGATGCTACAGGTGATTACCTCACCATGGAAGATACCATCCTAGAAGACAATCTTGAAGACTATCTGGCTAAGTATAAACGTACAGCCAAGAAACTTCGTAAGAAGTATAAACTAAAAGTAGCAGATACAGAAAAACTAGCTTTTAGAGTATCTGATTACAACCAACAAAAGTGTGAGCGTATCTTTTGGAAGCTCATGCATTACAAACTAAACCACTGGTGGGACTAAAAACCAATTATAACTATGAACAATGTATGGGTAGAATCTGCAAACAACTATTCACTCAGAGAAGTGTCTACGCAGAAACCAATGTTACCAAAAGGAGTTTATAAATTCCAGGTAGACGTATTTGAAAACCCTTTCTTATCTAGGGTACAGGATGAATTCTATTTCCCGTACAAAGTATACGGAGTAGAAACAGAGTTTATTGACCGCGTAGTAACATCATGGGGAAAAACCAACGGCAACTTTGGTGTTATCCTCAATGGGCTTAAAGGTACCGGCAAAACAGTAACTGCTGAACTCATAGCAAATAGGCTGGAACTGCCTGTAATCATTGTCTCTTTTCACCACAAGTCTGTGATCTCTTTTCTAAACGACATCCAGCAGGACGTTATCATCTTTATAGATGAGTTTGAAAAGATCTACGACGGATGGGAAAACAAACTGCTCACCGTAATGGACGGAGCTTTGAAGACAAAGCACAGACTGTTCTTCTTGTTAACTACCAATGAACTCAGGGTGGACCGTAATCTTTTACAGCGTCCAAGCCGTGTACGTTATGTAAAAACTTTTTCTGATCTTACTTTACCGGTAATCATGGAAGTGGTAAATGATAAACTCACGCATAAGCATCTCTATGATGTGACTGTAAAGTTTATCAGTGAGCTTCCCATCATTACAATGGATCTTATCAAGTCCATAGTGGAGGAAGTAAACATTCACAATGAAGATCCTGCAAACTTCAGAGATGTATTTAACATCCACTCTGACCGTGAGGAACTTTATAATGTTTATGAGCTGGTAGACGGCAAGAAAGAAGAAGCTGGTACATATGCTACAGTTAGTCCATCATACTTAAATGATTATTCAACCGGCAGTGACTTCCGTATCAACAGCCGTTACATGGGTAACATTGTAAAGGTACTCTCTGCAAATCAGGTCATTGTTAGCTACTTTGATGATGAGGAGCAGGTAGACATTACAAAAGTTTACGTCATGGAAAAAGCTGTTAAAGTACATAAGGCATTTGCTAACCAGGATCTGGTATTTTAATCTTAAGTCTTATGACAGAAGAAAAATATGAAGAAATCAAGAAAGGATATCTTGACAATATCAAGAGATATATGCTTTCTGTAGGAGACCTGTTTCCTCACGTCACCGTATTCGGTGCACATAAAGATGGTAATGATAAAGATGCCATCATCCACATCCCTATACCTGACGAGTTTCTAAAGTCAGAAGACATGAAAGATAAGTTCGTTGATGTTGTCTTACCCGGTATAGCTGACAGTATACATGAAAAGTTTATACCTTATGGTGTAGGCTGGGCAACAGAAGCCTGGGTTAGAACATCACCTAAAGATGATAAACTTCCAGATAACTGGAAGGATCTTCCCATCAAAAGAGAAGTACTGTTTATTAACCTGGAGTTTAAACACAAGACAGAAGCAATTGTCTATGATATTAAACGCATGGGTAAACAAGTCAACGAAGAAGGTGACCTAGTAGACCATATTGATCTTATAGAAGATCAGACTATGTCAGGTGCTGATAGTATAAGCGGAAGGTTTAGCGGATTACTAAGTAAGTTTGTTAAAGCTCATTCTTAATCTTCCTAACTCTTTCCAATTCACGCAACGTTTCATTAACAGCATAATGTTTTTTGGCCATCTGAACAGAGTGAGAGTTATGCTTAGCTGCCTCCATAAGAGAAAGCTCAGATGATACCTCATCTGTATTGAGATGCTTCAAACTGTACAGATCTGCTGTAATGTCAAGTTTATCTTTTACATGACGTTTCCACCTGCGGGTAACCTGTTCTGGACGAATGGGTTTATCACCAGGTAATAAGCCTATAGAAAATATATAACCGGATATGTGATTACCAATCTGTTCCCTCCAGAAGGGCAGGGCTATTTCCTTAATTACCTTGGTTACCCAGCGTTTCTTTCGTCCCTTTTTGACAAAGACCTGGTAATATCCTTTATCCAAGTATGTGTTTTCTATACGTAAACTTAGTAGCTCAGTACGCCTGGCACCAGAGTGAAAGAAGATTTGTATAAACCTTAAGAACACCGGATCGGTTTCTTTTAAGTGTTCTATCAGTAATTTTCTTTGTTCTAGCGTCAGAATGGTACGCACAACCTCATCTTCCTGCTTTTTACGGAGTTGTAGCACTGGATTTTCTTCCACCAGCTCATAGTCCAACAGCTGTTCAAACAGCATAGCAAGATAGGTTCTGTAAGCGTTCCAGCTACGGGCAGAAAGGTTTCTTTCCTGTTCACAGTGATCCATGATAAAACGAATATGCTTACGCTTTATACGATGTGCTTCTACCTGATTATATCCCAGGGCCCGTATAGAAAGTTGGATATACTTTAATGAAGAAGCCACACACTCCTTAGTATGTGGCTCCACTTTTAGCTTTGAAAAAGCGTAATCTAAAGATTTAGTAAGAAACATGGCTAACTTTTTTAGTTAAAAACCTTGTAACTTACTGATTATCAAGTGGGAGTTGACGGGTTTGAACCGCCGACCCTCTGCTTGTAAGGCAGATAACAGTGTTGACTATCAGTTAGTTACATTGCGTTTTGTCAATAAATTCACATGTGAATATACACAAATCCATTATCTTTTGAAAAGATGTATTTTTGTAACGGCTAAATAATTCAATAAATATGGCTAATAAAAAACGTCTTTCTTTAGATCAGGTTGAACAGATGAAACAAATGGTGCAAAAAGGAACTGCTCCTGAAGACATTGCCAAGCACTTTGGTGTAGCAATATCATCCGTACATAACTATAAAGCTAGATTTAAAGCTGAGGGAGTTAACTTTCCTTCAGTTAGAGGTAAACGCCCGACCGGTTCTGTTGATGTAAGACCATCAACAAGTAAAACAATTGGTCAAATAAAGTCAGTAGATTCTTCTAGCTCACTTAGTGGTGATACTTACAAGTTTATAGTTAATGGAACATCAGTACAAATATCTGGGCACGCAAAAAACATTAACATTGATAAGGATAGTATGGAAATAAATTTCTAAATAAACTCTTATCACAAACTAAATAGGTACAAGAAAACTTGTACCTTTTTTTTTAATCTTAAATATCCTAAAACATGTTCAAAAGCAAATTGGACAAACAGAAAATCCAAAAGATCAATCAAGATCTTATTAATGGAGGAAGCCTCTCTGACGTAGCAACTAGTAATAATGTAAGCTACCAACATGCCTGCTATTTCCGTAAAAAGCTTGTTAAAGCTGGTGCACTAAATCCGTTGTATAAAACAACGAAGAGAAAAGTTAGAAAAAACAGAACAATCACTAACAACACACCTACAACTCCTGTACTAACAACAAGTACAGATAAAACTTTTACTTTAGTTGTTAATGGTACAGCTTTGTACTTTAAAGATGCAAAGAGTATATATGTAACTCCTGAGTTCGTAGATGTAAAATACTAAAACGCATGTCTAAACTGTTAAGTAAGATCTTTCCTTGTGCCCGTATAAAAGTGCTAGAGAAAGAAAATAAAGAGCTTTATGAAAAGCTGATGCAGAGACAAGAGGCTATTAATAAAACTAATGCCTACTGGAAGAAGCGGTTCAATGACTTACTTCGCAGGAACCGTACGCCTAACTTATAGCCCTATTATCCGAACTTATTGTTGTAGAACTTGGTTAGTATTATTATAGAGGTTAGCTTTATAACAAATCTAACCCTATGCTGTACCAGTTACCTAACGGAAAGGTAATTGAGATAAGTACAGAACAGTATGTTGAAATGTCCGATGAAGAACTTGAGTACCTTATTGCATATAATTACGGAGACACCCTGGAAGATCCTTGGTTTGGCTCTGTACTTAATAAAAGAGATACTACTACTTTCACAGAGGATACCCCCGATATACTTCCTGACTTAACCGATATACCTGACACAGATAAAATAAGTTATACGGATATAGACTATAAACCGGAAGACGACTAGTCTTGTAAATATTTTGTAACGAAGCCTTTGGAGTAATATACTTCAGAGGCTTTTATTTTTTAATCACTAAATACCTAAACAATGGGTAAAGTTGTAGTTACTGCCGACAAGAACGGCAATGTTATCGGTGTATCCGAAAACAACCCCGATTACGGTTACGTACGGGTTGAGCAAACAGGTTCATTTATTAATGACCAAGGATGGTTGCGTGTTAGCAAACGTTCAGCACTTATTAAAGGTCTTGTAAAAGATCTAATGGAAACAGGTTTTACCGAAGGTCAAGAACTTGATGGTAAAGTTATTGTAGTAGAATCTTTGAACCCTTTTAATCCTGAAAATCCTGACAAAGATCTTAAGATTGCAGGTGAAACAGGTGTAGTATGCCGTATTGACGATCAACCTATCTATCGTCAGTCTTTCTACACAACTAATAACAACTTACAGGATGAGCTCATTATGCACACAAATAGTGAAGAAATCCGTGAAGTACAAGCTGCTCAGCGAGCTGTTTCAAGCCTCAAAATAAAGAGAGCTCAGACAGGAGAACCTGCTGAATTATAAATGTTTGTGTAACTAACTACAAAAAAGCCTAGGAGAAATCCTGGGCTTTTTTTTGTAGAACTCGTAATTATTGTATAACTTCACCTCTCTAATTGTAGATGTATGGCCAACAACCCTAACAAAACTATTACAGCAAACTCTAAGGGTATACTTATATCCTATGGAGACGGCAGCCGGCCAAGATACATAGCCTACAAATCCAAAGAAGTAGCTGAAATTCAGCAATTTGGAAAGGTAAAGTATCAACCGATTGACAAACCTGTTTTTAACAGGACACAGAAAAAGCTTTATTCTGAAGTACTCTATGGTATTAAAACTTATGACCAAGAAGAACTCATGGGTTTATCCCAAAAAGATGTACTAAGAATAAATTCCTTGCACAGACGGGCTCAATTCTTTCTAAACCGCTGGAAGCAAGAGATCCTAGACAGTAGAGTAAACAGTTTACTTTCTACACTATTCCCCAAATCATCTATGGCAAAAGATATGTGTTCTGTAAAAGGATATAACAGAGCTCATATTAATAGACAGTCTTTTAAAGAACTAGGTCTTAGCCAAGAAATGATTGCCTCTAAGCTAATTGAAGTTGGGTTCCTACCAAACAACTTCTTCCAATTAGCATAAACCCAGTCCGTATTCTATGGAAAGTATTTTTATCTCTGACGAAAAGGTTCAGTTAATCTTACTGCCGGCAAATGAGTTAGACAGTTTACTTCTAAATAAGCTAATAGGAAACGGTCCTGTAGAAATAGAAGTAATAAGACAGCCTGTAAGTATACTAGGTAAGTCTGTAAAAGATGCCATTATTGTCAGAACTAAACCCGTGCCTGATGCAAACAAAACTGAAGATGTGCAACAGTTGCAACAAACTGAAACACATCTGGAAATCTCACGGTAAAGAAAAGTATTGCAAGGAATGTTGGTATACTCTTGACCCACCCAAAAAGATTTCACCTGTATCTAAAAAGATGCGTGAGACTATGGATGAGTATTCTAAAAGACGTACAGCATTCCTTGTAATACATAATCAATGCCAAGCTAAACTAGTTGGCTGTACAGGTAAAGCAACTGATGTACATCACAAAGCTGGCCGAGGTGAAAATCATCTAAAAATCTCTACCTGGTTAGCTGTATGTAGAACCTGTCATAGATGGATAGAAGAAAATCCAGATGCAGCAAAAGAGTTAGGCTATTCTGAAACAAGATTAAATTAAAAAAATGAGTAAGCTAAAATTTACAGATGGAGAAGAATTTGATCTGAGTGGTCCTCTTCGTCTTGAAAAAAGATATGACGGATGGTATGTATTAGGTAATAACAAAATGATACCAGTAAATAGTCAAGAAGAAGGATTACAAATAATAAAAAATCTTTCTAAATGAATAAACGAGAAGAGATCCAGCAACAAGCTCTGGATATAGCCTTAAAGTACAAACGTAGTGGCTTAGGTATATCTATGGGTGTTGGCAAGACTCTCATCGGACTCAAATACCTTAGTCATTTACAAGAACAAAATATGTACAAGCTTAACGTACTAGTAGTAGCACCTAAGCTGAGCATATTTGATACCTGGAAAGATGATGCAGTAAAGTTTGATATACCTCAAGAGGTAATAAATCAAACTACATTCACTACATACCTTTCCTTGAATAAATATAACCCACACAACTTTGATGTAGTTGTGCTGGACGAATGCCACAGTCTTTTAGAATCGCACGAAACCTTTCTAGCCAACTATGAAGGTCGTATACTGGGGCTTACGGGTACTCCACCTAGATATGGACAATCTGAAAAAGGTAGAATGGTAGCTAAATACTGTCCTGTACTTTACAAGTATATCACAGATGATGCTATAGATGATGATATCTTAAATGATTATAGAATTGTTGTACACAAAATGCCATTAGGTAAAGATAACAACATACCTGTATCACTAAAGAACAGCAACTTCTATACATCAGAACAAAAAAGCTATGCATACTGGAGCAAAAGAATTCTAGAAGCTCAAACTAAAAAGCAAGAACAGATAGCTTCTGTTATGCGAATGAGAGTACTGATGGACTTTAAAACCAAAGAAACGTATGCAAAATATCTTCTTAATGAAATAGAAGATAAGTGCATAGTATTTTGTAATACCCAAGCCCAAGCAGACAGAGTATGTAAACATTCTGTACACTCAGAAAATCCTAATGGTGAAGTTAATCTTGAGATGTTTAAGCAAGACAAGATTGATAAGCTATCCTGTGTACTTCAGCTTAATGAAGGCGTAAACATTCCTAACCTCAGAGCAGGCATTATTATGCATGCTTACGGTAACGAGCGTAAAAGTAATCAACGCATAGGAAGATTACTCAGACTCAATCCTGATGACACTGCTATAGTACATATACTTTGCTATAAAGATACTGTAGATGAACGCTGGGTTTCTGAAGCACTGAAAGATCTTGATCAAACTAAGATTAAGTATCACGAAGTAAATTTATCCACCTATGATGAACTTACACTTTACAGGTAAATATATTAAACGTAACGGACGGCTGGAGTTCTCTACTCTGGCCTCTTCAAAACAGTTTGAATTATTTGTCTCTCATATACCTGATGGGCAAATAGTAGAAGTATTCTATGAGGAACAACATGATGATGGCACTTTACCTCAGTTAGCCAAGTTGCACGTATTAATCAAACAGCTAGCTACACATATTGGTGAGACTGCAGAAAACATGAAAATCCTTGTAAAAGATAGAGCAGGACTATGTATAGCAAGAGAAGTCTCAGGTAAAGAATATTTTTTACCTAAGAGCTTTTCTGAATGCTCAAAAGATGAGCTGAGCTTAGCTATTCAAGCATGCATAGAAATAGGAGAAGAAGTAGGGTTTACTGTATGGTAGAGTCTTGAGAAGGAGGTTCTTCCAAATTTTCTATAACAGTAAGACCTTTTTCATGAGCTGTTTTTTCTAAAACATTTATCATAAGAGAGACAAAAGCAACATGCTCATACCAGTCTTCTTCGTACTCTTTCTTAGTAATTTTTTCAAAAGCTGTTTTTATTTCTTCTTCAGTTTTATCTGACAAAAGAAAAAGAAGAAGCTTCTGAAAGTTAATAAGGGTGTTTCCTCCAACAGTTATAGGAAATGTAGAATCTCTTTTGATAGCTGTATAAGTAGCCATAGGATATTATTTGTAACAAATTTAGACAACTTTTATGACACAAACTGTAGACCTTGCAGAAATTAAATGCAAACTTATAGAAAAGCTTACCCCTTCTGGCTGGGCTACTAAGCTACGGGGGTTTATTATGTCCAGTGATTTTGATAAAATACTGGACAACCTGCTCCAAGAAAGAGATGCCGGCAAAAGGTTTACTCCTCCTTTAAAGTACACTTTTAGAGCATTTGAGGAGTGCCCAGAAAAAGAACTCAAAGTAGTAATGATAGGACAAGATCCATACCCTCACATGGGCGTGGCTGACGGTATAGCATTCTCTTGTGGTCTTACTGGAAAGCCCCAACCTAGCCTTAAAAATATGTTTGAGGCTATAGAAGAAACTGTATTTCAAGGGTACCCCACTCATCAAGATCCAGATTTAACACGCTGGGCTAATCAAGGAGTACTTATGCTTAACAGTGCACTAACAACCCAGATAGACAAAGTGGGCACCCACTACGATATCTGGAAAGACTTTATCATGTATGTTCTAGACATGCTCAGCCTGACTAACTCAGGTCTCATCTTCATGCTGCTAGGTGCAAAAGCCCAGGAGCTGGAATCTGTCATTGGTCAGAACCACTACATCTTAAAAGCCAGTCATCCGGCATCTGCAGCGTATACCAAAACAGTATGGGACTGCAATGACATATTTAATAAAGCCAATGAGATCCTTGCAAAAAACAACGGACCTCAGTACAAAATTCAATGGTAATATGGGAGTAGATATATCAGGGTTAAACCCTACTATACTTAGTGAACGTCCTGAACGTATTGACTTTGAAAATGCTACAGAAACAGAAAGGGAAGCTTATTGGGAAGCTGTAAATAAATGGCAAGAAGAAAATCCCGGTGAGTATTTCCGCTCTAACTGGTGGGCCTGGAGACCTATACACATGCTATGTGAAATAGTATCCAGAAAATATCAACTCAGAGTTAATACAAACGGATGGGGAGAGAACTCCGGTTACGGACTTAGAAGCCCCAAGAAATGCGAAGAGCTAGCTAACGCTTTAGAAGATCATATCAACACGCATTTAACAGAAGAACTAAAAGAAGATAATGATCGGATCTATCTCTGTATGGGATCTTGGTGTACAGATGAAGGAAAGTTCTTGACTAAAGAAGTTGATGATAAACTGCAAGAACAGTATCCTTTTGGTACAGTGCTCTTTAACGGAGTAGTACTAGAAGATGGAACCGTAGCATATCCAAGCCACGGAACTTCACTTGGTCATCTCAAAAACTGGATAGCCTTCCTAAAAAACTGTGGAGGCTTTGAAATCTATTAGTTAAACAAAATCTAATAACAACTACTATGGCAGTAAACAAAGTAGATCTGTACGTATCACAGATCTTAGAAGACCTCAACAACGGCCTTACATGGCTGAAGCGTGATGATATCGGTTACGGTAACATCCAAGAAAAGTATAATGCAAAAGAGCAACAGATTGCAGTAATCCGTAAAGGAAATGCAAAACTAAGAGATGCAGAAACTAATATCACAGTATTTAACATTATTGACGACACTAATGAGACCGTTAATCAAACCCAAGAACCCACAACTGCTAGGACAGCAAATCCTGTGGAACAACCAGTGGTATCAGTGGATGACAACTACTCAGCGGTGGGAGTTAATCAAACAGAAGACGACCTCTCAGCCTTCGTCAACCTCTAATACTATGCAGCCTAGACCAAGTCCAACAGACAGTGCAACACTATATCCTGTCGGTCATATAATGACTGGCAATGACGGAAATTTATGGGAAGTAAGAGCTTCTTCAACTGGTGTACAAAGATGGGTAAAAGCCTATCATGTAAATAATGCACATCAAATACAAACTACAGTAAATCCAAGTCCTAACATTACAAACAAAGTAAACATGTCTAAAGTGAAGACAATCACCAAGAAAACTACCCAAGAGGTACGTACAATTGAAACTTCCTTAATCAACAAGGAAGAAGTATTTAAGATGATGGCCCTTGCAGAATCAACAGGTCTACCCTGTCTGCTTGTAGGTGAGCCCGGTGTTGCAAAGACTAAAACAGTTATTGAGTATGCAAAAGCATGGCTTAATAAAGACGGTAAGATGACAGCTCAAGACTTTGCTCAGAAGATTTATATCCTAGAAACAGATGAGGGTACTAAAGCTTCAGAGATCAAGGGTATGCCTGATCTGGGTAAACTGTTCACAGAGAACAAGTATGAACTAGCTGCTCCAATTGCAGATGCAGAGATTGTTATTATCAACGAGGTTGACAAAGCTTCCTCTGCAATCCGTAATGCGATGCTAGGTGTAATGAACGAGAAGTTTCTCTTTAACGGTAAGCACAAGATTCCATGTAAGTGGAAGCTGTTCATTGCTACTTGTAATGAGATCCCTAAAGATGAGCAAGACTCACCATTCTGGGACCGCTTTATGTTAAAGATGACTGTGAACCGTGTATCTGCAGGTGAGCTTGTTAAGTATTATAACAAGGGAGCCCGTAACTACCGTGAGAAGTTTACTATTGGTGTACCTAACAGTGCAGAAATTGAGCAGGTAGAAATCCCTGTAAACAAACTAGAGAAGTATCTTGAAGTTGGTTACCAACACAGCTCTGACCGTACGCTTACTTTCGTACCAAAGCTTACCAAAGCAGTTAGTTACATCTGGGATATTTCAGTAGATAAAGCCCTAGTAAAGACAGCACAGATCATGATCGGCCAGTCAGCTGGTTCTGAACTACAGAACAAACTGATGAGCCCCGAGGTGAAGGCTGTAATGTCTAAAGTAGAAATGCTGCAGAGCTATACTACCAATGAACAGCTGGAGCTGGCTATTGCAGACATAGAATCTCTAATCAATACTTATGTTTCCCGTGGTATCATGGATGAGACACAAGTAGAAGAAATAGAACTTTCTATGCAGTATATCTTAGGTAGCCACCCTGCTCGTAAAGACTATCAAACTTCAGAAGAGTTTGATACATTGATGGCAGAACAGGCTTAATGTATTTATTAATCAAGTAGAGTCAGTGTAACAGCTGACTCTACTTTAAATTTTGACTATATGTCAAACAAACAGTATAAGAATGTATACACTATACTTGAGAAAGTAAAGAAAGGTGAAATACAGTCTCATTACAAAGACAACGAAGGTCTCTTCGGCAAACTAAACTTTTATAAAAAAGCCGATCTTATTAAACCGTATGTACACTACATAGATGAGGGAAAAATATCTCGTATTGTAGATGTAGCTTTTCAGGATGCCAGTAAGATGAAAGAAGAGTATAACAACTTCAGTAAAAGTGCAGCTTTTAAAAAGCTAGATGAAGACAAGAAGCCAGACTTTAGTGCATACTATCAAAAAGTACGTGATACTTATGAAAAGTTTCCTAAGCATCTTAAGCTGGACATTTTCAAGATGTACTACAACAAGATGGATAAACTTGAGTTTGAAGAGCGTACAGACAAGAATCATACCCGGTTCAGGTTTCTGGAGAAAGCAAACAATCCTGTTGGTAAGATCATGACCGAAGGTGGTAACCTTAAGTCTGCAATCTATACTCGTAACATGATGATGTACTACATGATGCAGATGACGCAGCTGGAGTACATTGATCCACAGGCGGCACAGGATCTGCAAAACGGACTAGACTCTGACTCAGAGTTTGGTAACGATGCTGCAGATGATGCACTAAATAAGATGTTTGGCTCACAAACCAGCAAGAATGCATTAGAACGTGCCATGCAAGATGCACAGGAAACCTGTAAGATGATGGACGAGTCAATGGGTCAAGATATCCAAGAACAAATGTTTGACCAGGCTAACCAATCTGGTAGTGGAGAAGCAGGAAAGCTTAGCCCAGACTATATGCGTCAGGTTGCAGGTAGACTCGCAAATATCAAGATGTCTATGGGTGCTCTTAAAGAGAAACTCAAAAAGCTCTTAGATAAGTCTACTAGTTATTTCTCATCCCGGAAGATCACAACTTACGAGGATCTATTCAATGCCCAGGATGTATCTGGTCTAGAAGACTATGAACTCTTACATCCACAACTGCGTAAGATCTTTGCAGAAGATATACAAATCAAGGATACTAAAGCAGTAGGTAAGATAGATGTGTATGTAGATATATCCGGATCTATGTCTTCAGGTTGTGGCACAAAAGACGCTCAAGGTAATCAAATAACCCGTATAGACTTTGCTAAGTCTATGATAGCTAAACTAAAAGAGATGGATATGTTAAATGAAGTCTATCTCTTTGACACCCGGTTAAAGAAATACCGTAATGATCTCATATCTATTTCTATGATTGACTGCGGAGGCGGTACTAGTATTGATGTAGCCGTTAATAACATTGCACGCGGAGACAAGAACGCTCTTGTCATTACCGATGCAGAAGACAGATGTCATCACTTTACCGATAAAGCATTCTTTATAGGTCTAGAAGGAGCAAGGTTCAATCACTTTGATAGTGAAGTTATCAAGCAATACTCTCAAAGAGGACAAGTTGTAGTCTTTGACGGTAGTAAGATCTCCAAAGTAGATCAGTATGGAAACACTATTGAGAATAACTAAAATCCAAAAAGTATCCTATGTTACTTGCAAACAGAAAGTTTAATCATGAAACAGATAGCTTTCATGAATCACTTGGTATCCCCGGGGATATCCGTACTAAATGTAGAGAACGTGTTTTCTTTACAGCAATTAGTAATGCATTCCAAAGAGAAGAACTCTTTGAAGACCCAGATGACGCTCCTAAAGAACTTCGTACTGTCAGCGGTGACTTGCAAAGATGTTTACAAAGCATAACAGATCAGTTAGAGTATGAATATACTCTTATGATCTTTACAGGCTACCAACGTATGGCTAAAGAAATCTTTGGCTACTACAAACATCTTCAAGAAAACCAAGACAACAAAGAAGATAGACTTAAGTCTATGATTATAGAGCTTGTATCTGAAATGAGAAGTAAGCACGAAGAAGAAGATGATGATGAAGAAGACGCTCCTATAGATAAACTTGATAAAAAGTCTATGATGAAGCGTATTAGTTTTGTAAAGAAGAGTCACCACAATTTTGATACGTACATGAATATGTTACGTAGATGGGCTGATGGTAATAATTCAAACAATACAGAAAAGAAGCCTGATATTGATGACTTGTTAAGGAAACTTTTTTCTAATGAGGACGAGTAGTTGTATATAGACCGGTGGGAGAAATCCCACTGGTCTTTTTTTAGTTTGAACTGTGAGATAGATTCACATCCCCTAGTACACAGTACTTTATGTTCTGTATAACATCACTGGTAGCTACGTTTATAGTAAACGAGCTGACCGAGTTGACAGTAGAAAAGTTAGATCTCGTGATACTGTCATAGTCTGATGAATTGAACCATAAGACTTCTGAAATTGATCTTAACCCTGTGGTGTGTGCTATGATTAAGAAAGCATCACCAAGGTCTAATATACCGTTCTTGTTTACATCTGCTGCCTTCCACTGTTTAGTTCCTGTCATAGATAATCCAGGACTAAGATTGTTAGGCGTATTAATGTTCAAGCACTCCGCCCATGTTGCTGTAAAGTCAGCTGAGGTTATACCCTGCATTGTTAATGAGGGTACAATCTTGTATGTAGAGTTCTGATTAGGTAAAGTAAACGTATAAGTCCCATTAGTATTTACGGTCTTATAGTCTACCAGTACATCTGATCCATTAACAACTCTGTATAAAGTGAGCAGAGGTCTAGATGTTAGTCCCGCAGGAATAGTAACTGTTCCTGTCAACGTATTTGTTACAGCTACTGTGTTAGTTGTATTAGCTGTATAGAATCCAGTAAAGGTAGCATCAGCAGGATTTGACCAAGTACCAAACTCTACTATGTAAGCACAGTTATAGTTGTTTGGAAGGTCATTCCAACATCCTCCCCCGCCCCATTTGGTAACTGCATAGTGTTCACCACCTGCGTTGTTAGGTTCACCTCCACACCAGTTGTTGTACTGACCGGCAATATTACCGGCAGTCTGACCGTTTGCTGTCTTGATTAACGTACCATTCTCAGGACCTGCGTCTACACGCCAATAACCCTCTTGAGCTACATCTGAGAGTGCAAACCAAATATTATTCTGTGGTACGTTAGCAACAATAAAGTCTTGCTCAGACTGAGAAGTTATAGTCACAAGATAACCAGTCTGACCTTTAAAAGTTTGTTGTGAAGCAGCTGTCTTTGCTGCAGAATAAAAAGCAGTAGTAGATATTGGTCTATAAAAGTGACCATTGATAGCATTATAATAATAGCCAGCTGGGTTTTCTGTGGTAGATACAGATATCTGTACGTTACCAAGTGTAGATCCAGTATTGATCTTTAAAGTAGCTAATGCATTATTTACGTTAGCTTGAGTACCAGTAAAACTTATACGTGTCTGATTGGTCCAGGAATTATATCCTGTAGCAAAAGATAAACCTGTAGTAGTTGTAATACTAAATGTAACTCCTGCAGGTGGGTCAACTAACCCTATAGAAGTTAATAATGACTGTGTACTAAATCCACTAATAACAAACCCACTTGCATCTTGCCCGCTCACATTAACCTGGTATGTTCTACCAGGAGGAGCCGTAATAGACTGAGCTTGAGTAAGCACAGTCATCAAGCATAGTAATATGACAAGTAAGATTCTCATAGGTTGATTTTACTTCCTACCAAAAAGAAACTCAGGATAGGAAACTCTCTGTTTGTACTAGCGTTAAGCTTATAGTTTACGTTAAACTTAAACTTCTTGCTTATCTGATAGTCAAATCCAGATCCTGCAAAGAAACTAAAAGTTCTATCACTCTGTGTTACTTTATCTTTTGTTGAGTATATCAGAGGAGTAGAAATTATATACAGTTCAGGTGATATAGTTAACCTCTTACGTTTATTTAGGTAAAAAGGCTTAGTGTAAAACGCAGTAATAGACGGACTAAAGAATGTATTATCATCTTCACTTATTACACTTGCTGCACCTGATACATTAAAGCCGGTCACCCCAAACTTGCCAGCATTAAGAATACCACTGTACCCAATAAAGCCAAGGATATTTCCGTAGCTGTAAACTGCAGTCAGTGCAAAGTTGGATATATACTTAAGCTTCCCACTTTTGTTTACACTCATTTTAGTATACTTACCACTAAGAGCAAACTGCTTAAAGTTAAACCATATCATTCCAGTCATTCCCCAACTGGTCTTACCAGTCAGTGATGACTGACTCATAGATAGATTCAGGATAGGCGTAAACGTCTTATCCAAGTTCTGTGCCGTAGTAAAGTCAGATGATACTAGTATGGGGTTATTCCCTCCGCCTTTACCACCACCTTTACTACCTGATTTACCTCCTCCTCCTGAAGAAGAACTATTGTCTCCTCCAGATTTATCTGATGAGGCATCAGCACTCATTGTGGTAGAAGCCGCAACTTCTTGAGACCCTTCTGTAGAAGACTTTTGGTCAGATGAAGATGAGCTACTACTATTGCTCCCGCTAGAGCTACCAGTACCAGTAGTATTTTGACTAGAGCTAGTAGACCCTGACGAGCCTCCTGATTGGTTATTAGAACTGGTATTAGAAGAATTAGAAGAACTATTAGAAGTATTTCCATTGTTATTAGATTTAGAGTCCTTGTTATCCTTTGAGCTAGCGTTGGATACGCCACCTCCCCCAGATGACACTGAGCTTCCTGTTGCACTTGAGACTACAGAAGATGTAGCCTGACTCTGTGCAGAGCTCATGATTGATCCCACCACACTTTGTACTGTGTTACCAATAATCTGACTAGTAATCTGATTCTGGGTAACCTGCCCGGATTGCTGACCGCAGGGTGAAATCTTTCTATAGTCAGCATATGTAGCATCTACCCAAACAGCAAAAGCCCCGCTACTGACATCTGCTGCAGTAAACGAGGCTGTACGATTTAGAAAGTATATTGTAGTAGTACCCGTTACAGGTATATTGAACGTAGTCACCACCTTTGTACAAGGATCTGTGAAGTTATACGTTAATACCTGACTTCTTGCAGTCAAAGTAAGGGCAAGCAATGTTATGATATAAAGGGCACGGTGCCACACTAGTTCTTGAAGATCTGCTTCTTGATCATACGCAGAACTACTCTTGAAGCCGCTGTTTCCAGAGCCTTCTTAGTAGTGATACCAATCGTTGATTGGTTGAACTTAATTTCAGAGAGGTTATCATCATTAAGAAGAGTAAGCTCTCTTACTGTCTTGGCTTCTCCAAGACCTGAGGCAGTGAAGTATTCTCCTGTTTCAGCATCCACGAACTTAGCTTGTAAACCAAGTCGTGTTACCATAGTTTCTTTTACACCATTTGCAAGCTTCACCTCCTCGTCAACAGATACAGAAAAGTCATATACTTCTATGTACACAAAGTAACGTGCTAACATAATCTTACCACGTCCATCCAGTTTGTTCTCAGTAATACCAGACTGACTGGCCTGAAACTGCTTTACCATGCGGTTCTTAATCTCAGTCTTATCTTCTGTAAAGGTGAACCTACCGGTCTCCTCCAGATACTCAACAATGATATTAGTAACGCCCAGACCTACACGTTTGTCTTTAAGCTCTGGGTACATAGCATATACATCTTCATTGATACCTAAGCTTAATAGCTGTATAGGAATAGTTGGACCGTTATAGTCCATCAAAGAATCAATGTTTACTTTCTTTTCAAAGCCAGCCTGATACTGTTCGGTCTTAGTAGACCCTACTGTCTGAGCTGTACACTTATTTAAAAGTGAACTGATCAAGAACATAGATAAAAACCACAGGCCTACAATCAAAGTAATCTTAAGTATATCTTTATCAACTTTCATCATCATTAGATTTTATAGGCTCAAGAGCTTGGATATAAGAATCAATTAATCTAGAAACAGCTTCTGGCTTTTCATCAGATTTAAACTTTACCCTTATTTTAGCTTGCCCAGAACTATTAGGATTAAATCCAGAATCAACTTCTATTCCTTTTATGTTATGCTGGTATCCCTTTTTCTTAAATAGTCCTAACAGAGATTTTTTAAGATTGGAAACATCTTTTTCTTCGTCTCCAAATAGCAGTCTACAGCTAAACTCAATATCTAATTCATCTAATCCTATAGATGAGTGATCTGCTAAAATATAAAGAGGTACTACCAAGTCTTTACCACCTACATTAAACGAAGTAGTTTTAGGAGTACCATCTTCATTAAAATAGTTTCTTATTGCATTAATATGCTGTCTTTCACTTATACTTTGAGAAACCATGGCGGCCTCTAAGAGACCGCCTATGAGTTCCTCTACGTTTAATCTTGCCATAAAGTATTTTTACTGTTTAGCTTTCCTTAGACAATGGAACCAAAGATGGCTCAAGCATAGCAGTCAAAAAATCAGATAACTTTAACATACCTTCTGTAGGAGGTAACTGCTCAGCATGAACTTTAACTTCATACTTAGCTGAATTATCAGTACTTCTGGTATTTTCTTTGTGTGTACTTACGCTTCCACTTACTTTAGCATTAAAGCTCATACCCCACCATTTACCACCAGCAGAAACTTCATAGCCAGTCTGGGTATCACTAGTTTCTTTTGATCCTTCTGATGTTTTAACTTCCATTGTGAAGTTAATATCAGCTGAAGTAATAGCAAGAGAAGGAAGTGGAACCAAAGGAAGCATAGGAACTTTACTGTAAACAGTTTTAAGTTCTTGAACACCAGTGTCACCATTAGTAAACACTCTTTCCATCTGTACATCTAAAGAACGAGCCACCTGAGCGTCTCCTTTCTTTTCAAAAGCAACCTCAGAGATATATCTCCAGGTTACTTCATTTAGCTTGGCTTGACCTTTGGCCATGCCAATAATAGGACTAACAATAAGTTCTTCAATAGGAAGTCCCCTGAACTGATCTGCAATAGAATCTGCCATAGTTTTGAGTTTTATAGGTTAAGTAAATTTTACCATCTTCTCATACTTTTTTTTAATCTCCTTTATCTCATGTGTTGCAGAATAAAAGGATGATTTGACATCTTCACTTACAGAAAAGTTAAAAACAGTATTACAGTGAGGACATTTGCTTTTGGGGTTTTTTATTATAAAGTCTAAATCAAAACCCAGTTGATTTTTACATATTGGACACGGCATTGCCATGATCTTTGATTTTATTAGAGTACTTTGAAAGCAGCCAGTATGACAGCCAAAAGACTCCTGATAAACAATAAAATATCATATCGGTAAGCCAAAAGCTGCCCGTAATATCTAAAAGCGTCTTGAACAAAAAGTCGTAGCCCAGTGGCAAAAAAAACATTGCCAACATCAAGCTTATATCCCGGGAGGAACGTAAAATCTTTAATCTTTTTCTTTTGTTCATCAGCTTCCATATTACAGGATTAAGTGAAAAATATTATTCCGGATCTTTAATCTTGCCACACTTAACACACTCTTCATCACCATCACCGTCTACATCACCCCATACGTGTTCACACTGTCTGTGGGCAAAGTATTCATCAATCTTACCATCACCATCAAAGTCTAGACCGTCCATTACGCCATCACCGTCTTCGTCAATCTCTGTACCTTTTTTAGAAACTGGTGCTGTATCAGATTTAGAATCTCCTGCTTTAGCAGCAAATGCAGCAAATGTTGGATCTACAAGACTTCCACCGGCAGGCTTAGCTGACTCTTTCATTTCATTAGTATGAGACAGACTAACACCGTCTTCTTCATCCATTTTCTGAACTAACATCTTGTCCTTGTCGGTATCAGAGAACCAGTAGTCAATGATCTTGCCATATGAGCCGATGAAAGCACCCAGCATAAGAAGTAGAAGTTCTTTCCACTCACCAGCTATGGGATGACCCAACTCTATGGCAATAAATATGCCACCAACAATAAACATAAATGACCCAAGAACAAGAGCTGTAATAAACCAGCGTCTCCTCATCATTGAATTGAGCAAGGCTTGAAATCCCGTTACTGGTGTTGTTTGTTCTTCTTTCTTTTTAAATAACATATACTTAGGTTTTATATTACCACTTTGGTTCTTCTGAAAACTCTTTCTTCTTTGGAGCTGGTTCTGCAGGTTTAGCAGCTGGTTTCTCAACCACACGCTCAATTACTTTAGTACCACCGGCAGCTTGTTGCTGAGCCTGTGTATTATTAATGATAATACTTGGCTGTGCAGCGGCAGGAGCTGGAGCAGCTTCTTCTTTACCTCCAAAAAATGTTGTACCTACCCAGGTGCCTGCACCAAGGATTACTGTACTGATAGTACCAATCAAAGTCTTCTTAAGACCTGACCAAGTACCTTCTTCTTGTGTTACTTGTTCTTCTGACATAGTTTATGATTTTATTAGTTTAGTTGTTATACGTTTACGGTTATCAAATAATACTAGATTATACATACCTACAGGCATGCTAGAACTTGATACTGGTTTACGAAATGTAAACTCAGTGTCTTCTGTTTTGAACTTACCTAAGTCCATAATAAGTCTACCTTGCATATCATAGACCAGTGCATTCATGTTGCTGTTCTTTGGTAGAAATACTACTACCTCAAACATGCCGGTAGTCGGATTAGGATTTACCGTGATAGTAGGCTCCATGTTTGCAAATACTGGACCTCCTCCATTCATGCGGTAACTAAGAACTATACGGTCTGACTGCAACACAATGTTGTAGTGATCACCGTTTTCATCAGATGCATCCATCAAACGCCTCACATATACAAAGCTGGTGATGTCTGTACCAGGATTCTTAGGTGAGAACTTAAGCTTATAAGGAGTAAAGTCTCCAGTTAAGAAACCCTTATCCTGGTTATTCATTCCACCAAACCTTACTATACCTTTTATACTGTCGTTAGTTACATACTGAAGCCAAGGTCCGTCAATGTTAGACTGGATCTGCTCAAAACGAACAACCGCAGGATCATACTTCATCTCAAACTGTAAACCTGTGTTCTTGTACCCTGCGTAGCTTACGTTAAACGGTACATACAAAGGCTGTGTATTGTTTACATAAGTATCAGGTACAGTTACATTTATGTTACCACGGTATATTGTACGAGCTACAAGTTGCCCCTGTGCATTATATACTGGTGAAGAGTGAGAACGATCTACGTCACCCAGTAACATATACTTGATATCAATGTTTGTAGAGTTAACTGTAGTCACAGAGTCATATACAAACAAACCTTTATCACGGTTATTGGCCCAAGTGGTCCACTGGTTTGCACCCATAGCCAATGAGTCAAACTCATTCTTCAAGAATACATTCACAAGACGAGCTGTATCAATTGGCTGTAGTCCTGATACAGAAGCATAGATGTTATAAGGATCACCACCATCTAATACTCCATTACGGCTAACATCTGCTATCAAATAAGCCAAGCCGTTGGTTAGATACGTCCTTGGAAAGTTCTGATTAATATCAGCATTCTTAAACTCATTTAAAGTCTTTACAGCATCTGCTACAGTAACAGCACGGTCACGCATTGTGATCAAACTATCCTGAGGAAACACTACTTTAATCTTATACTTAGTGTTCTGCTCTATGTTACTTAATGTATAAGTACCATCTGCAGCAGGAACTGTACGTGATGCTTCTACACCTGTATTGTTATCATAAGCAATAAGTGTAGGAAGGCCAGTACTAGCACCCATCCATATTTTACCAGAGATAGTCAGGTTACCTTGTAAGAAAATAGCAAGCTTCTTATTAGTCAGCGTTGCTACGTTATCTCCTATACTGGTACCGTCTACTCTAAAAAGTCTTGCCCAGTTAACAGTAATCGTATCTGATACGAAGTTGGCTGCAACAGCATTGATCTTAAACTTATTATGGATTATGTATCCATTGTTTGTACCAAATCCACTGCCGGCAGGAAGCGTAAGATAGTTACGTCCTACTGACCAGGCATTGTCTGCAGAGTAGACATAACTTCCATTACTATACCCACTGTACTTATAGTCATTAAATTGTCTATAGTCCAGCTGAGGCTGACGACCAGTAGTTACATACGGAGTGTCTATGTGAGTACTCAGATGCGTAAACAGGTCCTTCTTAAACTGAAAGTCAACCTGAAACGTTCTGATATCCACAGAACCACTAGGCTGGTAGTACCACGCCACATCTAAAGTATCTCCTCTTTTTACACTAGCTAACTGCTGAAAGTGTCCGATTGTTTGTGAGTAAGTGAGTGTTGAAAGAAGAAGAAAGCAAGCAAGCAAAAGTTTTTTTATCATAGGAGTTTGTCAATTAAAGCCTGACAGGCTTTTTTGATTACGTTACTAACAGATTGTTGATTAGGTTTTCCATCCTCAGGTACGACCAAGTTGGCCATAACTATTTCAGAAGAAGACTCTTCAATTTTCTTTGAGCTTACAAGCTTGCCGTTTTTATATAGCATGCCTTTCAAACCCATAATAGTAGTATTACTCTGCTTTTTAAAGACAGAAACACCACCATTTGTCTGTACGATATCAAAGAAGTATATCTCCGTAACTAGACTTAGTTCACCCTCATACTTTTTAGGAAGCAGGTCAAGTCCTTTGTCCTGAAGCACTTCAGCCAAGATGTTCTTTACACCAAAGCTTAGATTCTTATTAGCAGTAAGCGGACCAGTAGGAATATTGTTCCGTACACTATCAATATATATACTTTGTGAGTATGATGATACCCACACAGTACAGAATAGCATTATAAAATAACCTCTAAGGTTCATAACGTTAGATTTAGAGGTTGGTTTTATTATGAATCAGCGTCCTTGTCCTCGGTACTTGGAGACTGCCTTGTCCTTTGGTCCTCTGCTTTTGGCAGCTTTACCGCCCTTACGTTTTCCAAAGGTGACCTTTCTTGATTCTCCGGCTTTGGAGCCTTTGGCCTTAGCCATATCTTGAAGTTTTTAGTAATAACTTTTTTTATCATGCAAGTAATGCGTGATACTCTTTAAAGTGTTTGATACGATCTGCTAAACCAATAGTACCACCGTTTACACGCTTTGTAGCTTTTGTAACAGTCTCAACACTAGAACCTTGGTCAGCAATGGCGTTAAGACCATTCTTACTCCAGAACCAGGCAGCAGATGCCAAAGGATATTTGGTAGCTACTAGATCAGGATTATCTACTATACTCTCTGGTACAGAAGCATCAAATGCAGTATAGTTCTGCTTACCGGTCAATTGGATATATCCACGACCACGAAACTTATATCCTTCACCAGAAGCTTCAGGACCGTTACCCATACGTCCACCGTATACACGGTTAGCAATCTTTTCAGGCTTGCGTGCATACTGATCAGCCAAAGCCTGTGTAGGAAAATACTTTTTAAAAATGCCCATAAGACCCTTAGCTGAATAGTTAAGGTTCTCTTGCGTTAACTTAAATCCACCTGACTCGTGTCCACACTGAGCTAAGAAGTGAGCAAGACGTAGCGGTGTGTTCACTGCAAACTTCTGCATCACTTCAGGGATCTGTGCAATAACAGTATCAGGTACATGACCTTTGAGACGTGATAAATCCATATACTAAGAATTAAATATTAGCCTTAGGCTTGGGTTTGTAGTACTTCTTTTTCTTCTTCTGCTGTACTGGAGCAGCGGGTGCAGGCATAGTTTGTGCCTTTACCTCTTCAACCTTCTTCACTACTTTCTTTTTGAAGAGGCTGAGAAGCTTTTGAATCAACATTTTCATATTATCTGTTTTTAGATCCGATCTTCCAGTAACTCTGGAATCCGTAGTTTACATTGCCATTGATATCAGAACCGGCTTTTACACCCATAATCTGATCACGCTTGGTCTTTAGAATTAATCCTACTTCAGCTGTGCTGGGAGCAAGCTTTGCATCAACATTTATAGCACCTCCTATATAAACTTGATTACGTTTAGGAGGATACTTGGTAATGGTGATCTTTTCGGTTATAGTAGGAATCTTATATTTATAGTCGTAGGATCTATTTAATAGTTTATTAAACTGTGTAGTATCTGCTACAGCTATGTAACCCAGAGTATCTAGTTTCAAAGTATCAGAGTATACATTCTTTGAAGCATGCTCTTTAACCAGTGCCTCAAACTGCAACTTTAAAGCTGCATAGTTTGTATCAGGCAAGTACTGAGGAGGAAGAGTATCAATATCATAGATTACTTCCCGGATAGTCATTTGGCGTATAATAGTACTGTCATGCTCGTTCCATACAGTGTCACGAACTACTACAGTATCTGCTTTAGGCTTATCAAAAAAGCCAAATCCGTTGTTGCAACCAACGCGGGATAGCAGGATAAGACCAATAACTACCAGAATACCTATCGTATACTTATTAAGCTTCATCTTCTTTCTTTTTCTTGTGGCTGAATTTATCTACGCTGTCTGCTCCTATACCCACACAGGTCATAATAAGAACAGCGTCCACAAGAGCATCAGACGGCTTGATATCACCGTGAGTAAAAGAGTTTGCTGTAAGAGTTACACAGAGAAACAGTGCACCCATAAATCCAACTACCGGCTTAATAGATGTAGACCCGCGTTCATCTTTGAAGAGGTCCAATAACCATTGCTTAAAACTCATATAGTACGTTTTTTAGGTTTAGGATTAGATGTATTGTCAGGTAGCACAGCATATAACTCGTTGGCTATAAAAGGCTTAGGGTTTTCTTTACCCGGAGTATTAGCTGCTGTCTTTCCTCCGTAGACTTGACGTTCTAGGTTGTCTATACGAGTCTTGTCTATATTAGACTGGGCCATAAGAGCCTTGACATCAGCTTTAATTTCGTTGACGTCATTCCAGATCATCAGACTGACAATAGACACAAGACTGGGAAACACCCAGACTTTGAATGCTGCAATAGCCGGATTTTCCTTTACCATCTTTAGCTAGCCTTTACAAGTTTGAACTCATAGACATCCCCAGCTGGCTTTTTCAAGCTGATAATCAATGTGTTAGGGATGATGTTTCCTTTCTTGTCCTTACGTACAAAATAGCGGAGCTTCTCAGGGTGAGAAACAGCTACCTGATTAGCACCTGGAGCTACATTAGCTGCAGGAATCTCAACGAGATTAGCAGGCACCTTAGCACCACTCATCATTGTACCGGGGATAGGCCAGCCCAGAGCATCTTTCTGAGCATAGAACTTCTTTGACATCTTATATAAGATTTATAAACCTAGAATATGTAGGGCCTAAATAAACTCTACAATATAATATACGAAATTTTGTAGAACTTACCTATATTTGTAGACCAAACCCTTTGAAATTTATGGACCCAAAAACCTATGCTATCCAGCTTGAAAAGAAGCTGATAGAGCAGTTTAAAGACTCTTTCTATGAAAAGATGGGGTATTACCCAACAGTAATAACCCGAGTACAAACAGACATGGATCAGTACATACCTATGATGAGCCTGCAGTCACTGGAAGAATTCTTCCAACCATTCTTACCTACTAAGTATGGCAGGATAGTAAGACTTCAAAGTAAAGACCGGTATAGAGAAATCGTAGAACTCAGAAGCATATACTGTTTTCTTGCCAGACAGCTGGGTTACAGCCTAATAAGTATAGGTGAAAGTCTAGGCAAAAGAGATCATACAACGGTAATCCATAATGTTAGTTCTTGTAAAAACCTTTTACAGACCTGTGAAACCTTTAGGCAGAAATATCTTACAATCCTCACCTATATAAAAGAACATTATGAGTCACCAACTATGGACAACGCTAATCAAGTACAATGTGAGCCCGAACCAGCTCTACTTCCTTGATTGCTGCAGAAACAAAATTAAACCGACCAGCCTCATAGATGTAGATGCTGAAAGAGAATCCGCTACAAACAGAGGTCATATCGGACAAGATGGTAAACTAACTCCCGGGGCACTATTTATCCTGGATGAATTTGAAACTTTACTAGCCAAGACAAAAAAGAGGGTAGCTTCAGAAATCCTTGGTACTGACGCATTTAACGCTATAACTACCTACAGAAACATGTTTCCTGCCCAGAAATTACCTTCTGGAGAACTGGCTAGACAGTCGGTACAGGAACTTAAGGACAAGTTTGTTTGGTTCTTTAAAACCTATCCTGAGTTTGACTGGGACCTGGTACTGGATGCCACTGATTACTACGTGTATACCAAGCAGAAAGACGGTTACTTGTACATGATTAACAGCTCTTATTTTATACAGAAGACTGACCCTCGTACTAAGATTAGCCGCTCAGCCCTGGCCGACCATTGCCAGATGATATTAGACAACCCAGAGATTCTAAAAACTGCCTAAAAAGTTGTAGATTATTATGTAGACTTTTTTGTTGTTCTACAGTTTTAGTTCTACATTTACACTTACAAAACACATTCCACATGGAAACACTAACACACAAAGAGGAGCTAAAACAGCTCTTTACTCAACTCCCCTCTGCTAGGCTCACCGGAGATACCGGTGATGAAGTTAAATTAATTAACTACTCTATTCTTGAGACTATCGTAAGTAAGATGATGAATAAAGCTTACTACACAGGTAAAGCTGAAGGTCTTGATTCTCTTCAAAGCCTGATGGACGAAGTTTTTTCAAAGTAATTCATACTTACATTATGGGGCTAGCAGAAGAAAAATACGGATGCAGAAGTTATGTCAGCGTTCTAGAAGAAGGTTTGACATACATAGAAAAGAGAATGACCGGTGAGATCAAGTCTCTTAAGACACCATGGCCTGGCTTTAATCAAGCAGGCGTTGGTGGACTTGAGTGGGGATCTATGCTCACTATCGGTGCACGTCCTGGTGCAGGAAAGACTATGATAGCCTCTCAAATAATAAGAGAAGCACACCGCCTTAATCCTGATCAGAAGTTTAATATTGTTGAGTTCCAGTTTGAGATGGGTGCCAAGCAGTACGCAGCACGTCAGTTTGCAGCTGAGGTTGCTGAAGACTATGGAGTCATCTTAAGTACAGAAAAAGCGTTAGATAATTTTATCTACGAAAGAGCTAAACAGTATATCCAAGAAACGAAGTTCCTTTTTTCTAAAGGAATACACAGAGATATGTTTCCTATATCTCTTAATCACAAAGAAATAGAAGACGCTATAAAGATCAAGTACGTGGATGGCGGACGTAAGCCAATGATTGTTACAATAGATCACAGTTGGCTTATCAAAAGAACAAGCTCAGAAAAAGATAAGTTTGATGTTCTCTACAACACAACAGAAGTTCTCATGAGATTAAAAAATGAGATTCCTATTACTGTTGTAATGATCACTCAGTTAAACAGATCCATGGATGAGTCTTCACGTAAAACACCTGGGTCTATTGCAAACTATCCTACAAGCTCTGACATCTTTGGCGGTGACGCACTGATGCAAGGATCTGATATGGTAGTAGCTCTATCAAGACCTTTTAAATCTGACATTCGTTCATACGGTCCTTATGCTTACGAAGTAAACAAAGAAGATGTCTTTATGCACCTTCTTAAAGTACGTAATGGTGACGAACAAAAAAGTATTGTCTTCCTAAAAATGGATGGCAAGAACCAGCGTATGGTAGAAGTACCAGAGTTCACAGCAACAAGACCTGACGGAACATACTTACGTTATTCACAAAGAACAGGAGGTGGAGGTACAAGAAATATATCTGCTCCTATTGGTAGTGAATTAGATTAAAACACAATCACATGTTCAACACATCACAACAAACACTAACTCAAGACGATGTCAAAGAGTTTAAGAAACAAAGACTTGAAGAAGTCAGAGACTACCATCAGTCGTTAATTAATAACCTTGGCATTCCTAGAACAGACTTCAATATGAAGATGGCTTTCTATGATAAGCAAGCTAGAATGGTAGTTGGAATTTTTGCATCTGAGTTTAAGAAAGAAAAAGGATTCTACTTTGAACTAATCACTCGTGATCTAGAACCAGCAGATCCTAACCGAACAGTATATCGTATACCATATAACTCTTCATTTGAAGAGGAGTATGAGATCAATGAAAAAGGTTCTTATCTAGTACCGTTAGAAGAGCTAAGAGCTATTGATGCACAAAGTGTTGCTATCAATGGTCAATCAGCGTTACTAGAAACAGCTAAGCCTCAAAACATAAAACAAGTTACAGCTTATAAAGCACCTGCTCCTATGGAAGATGGTCCATACAGCGAGATGACAATCCGTGACTTTATGGCTATTACTACAGGCAAACCTGTTAGTGCTAAAACATGGCTTAACGAACTTATAAAATCAACATCTAAGTAATATGGCACAAGGCATCCTAGTTATTGCAGAGTCCGGTGCTGGTAAATCTACCAGTATAGAAAACCTGGACCCAAAAGAAACATTTATTATTAACGTAGCTAACAAGCCTCTCCCTTTCAAAGGCTGGAAGAAAAAGTACATCCAATGGAGTAAAGATAACCCTACAGGTAATCTGTACACCGGTTCTTCCGCACAACAAATTGAAGCAGCTTTAGGTTACATCAACTCTAAACGTCCTGAAATCAAGACTATTGTCATTGATGACTTTCAGTACATGTCTAGCTTTGAGTTCTTTGACCGCAGCGATGAGAAAGGCTATGAGAAATTTACTCAGATCGGTGCTAACCTAGCTCGCATTGCACGTATGCCTAAGGATCTCAGAGATGATCTTACTATTTTCTTTCTTACACATGCTGAAGAGTCAACAGACTTAGAAGGTAAACGCAAGTTTAAAGCAAAGACTATCGGCCGTATGGTTGATGAGAAGCTTAGCCTAGAAGGTTTGTTCTCTATTGTTCTCTTTGGTAAAGTCAAGAAAGACAAAGATGGCAACATCCGTTTTGTATTTGAGACACAAAACAATGGTGAGAATACATGCAAAAGTCCTAAAGGCATGTTTGACAGCTTTGAGATAGCTAATGACTTGGCTCTTGTTAAAGAGTCTATATATACTTATGAAAACTAATTCCTCATTTTTTAAATTCAAAAACACAGCGTATGTTCAGTACAAGCGGACAGGAAGTAAAACAAAGTGGCGGTTCTTCCAAGTCATTTAACCCCGGAGTAGTTTATGCTCACATTAACAGTGGTCAACTGCGTACATCAAACAAAGGTGACAAGAAAGTACTGGAACTCTATTTAGAGGGACCAGCTCTTGAAAACTTTGAAGGATGGCCAATTGACAAAGACAACCCTGATGGACCTAAGTACAAAGGTCAGACAGCTCGTGTTGGAGCCACTATGTGGACTGACGAGTTTGCTAATACAAACGTATCTCGTAATGAGATCATGTATAAGCTAACTATTATTGCTACAGAACTTGGTCTTAAACATGAACTAGATTCTATTCAGGCTAACACCATTGAAGAATGGGTTAAAGAAGTAATTGATCTAGTAAAAGGTCAGAACTTATATTGGTTCTTAAAGGGTACAGAGGAAGAATACAATGGAAAGACTATTGTAAAACTATCTCTGCCAAAATACAAGTTTGTTTCTATTGATGAAGCTAAGCTTGACAAGTTTGATAAATCAAATAAGTATCACTATAAAGCTTTAGTAACAAAGACTGTTGGAAGCTTTGAGCCAGCCACTGATGATTTTTCAATGTAAGGTTTAATGGTTATCACGGGGACTGGTTTTTACTAGTCCCCATTTTTTATTTCTAACACCGCTGCTATGTTTATTACAAAAAACTTAGTGCATGACGTCAAAGATGTCCCGGTGTCCTGGATATTTGAGCACTTTTGCAAGCTCAAAGAAAAGCTTAACGGTCATGACGTAAAAATCAAGAGTATATTCAATCCTAAAGAACGTACTCCTAGCATGTGTATTTATCTTAATAAGGATAACGTATACAGATATAAGGATTTCTCATCAGGTAAATATGGCTCTGCAATAGATCTGGTTAAAGATATTACCCAGCTTTCATACTATAAAGCTTGTCAGCAGGTAGTAGAAAAGTATAATGACTTTGTCCTGCATAACAACGGAGGCTATGATCTTCAAGAGTTTAAACAGGCAAGTAAATACAAAGTATCGTCTACTAAGTCTAGACAGTGGAATACATCGGATCAGTATTTCTGGACCCAGTTTAATATTGGAACCAAGCTTTTAACTGAGCACCATGTGATTCCTTTAGAGTCATACTATATGATAAAAGATGATAAAGAACTTTGTATCAAAGGAAACTATCTATACGGATATCATAAAGCAGACGGCAGTCTTTACAAAATCTACCAACCAAAGACCCTGGATAAGAAGTTCATTAAAGTTTCTGACTATGTTCAAGGTTCTGAACAGATTAAAAACCACCCATTTTTAATCATAACCAGTTCTCTTAAAGATATCATGTCTCTAAAAAGTCTAAAGCTTTCTATAGACATCATAGCCCCAGACTCAGAGAACTCCCTGATCAAAAAGGAGCTAATGAATGAGTACCTGAAAAAGTACAAAAAGGTGGTTGTTCTTTTTGACTATGACGAAGCAGGAATAAAAGCCATGGAACGTTACCAAGAAGTGTACCCAGGTGTCCAGACAGCTGTACTACCAATGAGCAAAGATGTATCTGACTCTATCAGAGATTATACTGCACGGGAAGTGCGTGACAGATTAGTCCCCATTCTGAATAAAAAGTTGGAGAACTAAATAAGTTCTACATTATATTTGTAGAGCTAATCCATATCCCTATGCAACAACCCTGGTTTTATAAAAACAAAGAGGTCCATACTATAGAAGACCTTCCAGATCATGAGAACATCCACGGGTTTGTATATCTGATACAAGATACAATTACATACAAATTCTACGTAGGTAAAAAGGTCCTGCGTAATGTTCGTAAAACAAAAATCTCACAGCGTTTAAAGAAAGCTACTAAGACCCGTAAAACATATCAGCGGACTATAAAAGAGTCTGACTGGAAAGATTATCATGGCTCTTGTAAAGAACTACAAGATGACATACAGAAGTATGGTAAGCAAAGATTTAAACGCACAATACTAGAACTCTGCTGCACAAAGAAATATTTAAGCTTCTGTGAGATTAAGTGGCAGATTAAACTAGAAGTATTAAATGGCGGAAGCTATAACGGAAACATCCTGGGCCGTTACTATATCCGGGATATGCAAAACTGTTTTAAATCATGACTATCTATTTGATAAAGTATACTAACAACGATACTAATGAGACTTTTAATCTAGCATTCAGCAACTTAACAGATGCTAGAAAAGAACTTAATAAGCTTATAAAATATGCCGTTGTTACTATTTACAACGATGAACAACAAGGTCCAATACGTGTATTCAAGCCAAAGAACCAAGCTGACGTAATCAACCTTATAAATTCACTATAATGGAAACCGTAACTAAGTCTGTAGAAGACATTCAAAAAGAATATGACCAGATCATTGCATTTCTGGAATACGAAGAAGCATTTACAGTAGACCCAAGAACGCAGGAGCGTATTCGTAGAAAACTTCAACAGTTGGGCATATGGCCAGTAAACTAGAAGAACTAATACTCAAGTATCCTAAGATTTTTGAGCAGTACGAAGGTAATCCTGGTATGGTTAACTGGTTAGATCTGCCTGAAGGTTGGATACCAGTAGTAGATAAACTATGTGGAGCTATTCAATCATACATAGATAATGTAACCCGATATACAGAAGGTAAAACATATAAGACTCCTCAAGTAACCTGCACGCAGATGAAAGAGAAGTTTGGTGGACTACGCTTCTATGTAAACGGAGGAGATAATCATACAGACGGTATGATCTATATGGCAGAGCACTTGTGCTCACTAACCTGTCAAAAATGTGGATCTGAGAAAAACATAGGACAAACAAAAGGTTGGATAGCTACACTATGTGAAGAGTGTGGTAAAGAACAATCAACTTGGAAAATCAATAACGCATAACTATGGAACTAGAAAGCATAATGCAAGAATCAATAGAAGTCTTAGAAAAAGATTTCTATAATAGAAAGTTCTTCTACTCGTACAGTAGCTTGAACAAACTGATCTGGAATCCTCAGATCTTTTATCAAATGTATGTACTGGGTCTGAAAGAAGAGAAGCTAGATGCACATCTAGTTCAAGGTAAACTAATCCACCTACTCCTATTAGAGCCTGAAAAGTTTGAGAAAGAGTTTATGATGACTCCTTCCACTCTTCCATCAGGAAATCTTAGAGTAGTAGTTGACAGAGTATTTAAACACTACACAGAACTAAGTCGTAACGGTGATGACCGTACAGAGCTTGCACAGTTTGACGGTGCTATCCTGGATGTTATGAAAGACATGAACTACTTCCAGAATCTTAAGACAGATCAGCAACGCCTAGACAAAATTGTTACTCCTGAAGCTATATCATACTGGGAGTTCTTAAAAACCAAAGGGGATAAAACACTTATTGATCCTGACACTTTTAAGTTTTGTACAGACGCGGTTGACATTATTAAGACTAATGAGCAAGTGTGTAGGCTTATTGGATGTGATGTAACTGAGTTTGACAGCAAAGAAGTAATCAATGAATTACCTGTAAGTGCAGAGTTCAGTAACAAAGCTTACGGTCTTAAAG